GGGAGATGGGTTGCCCTTCAAGGGCGCCATTAAATAATGGATTAGAGTCCGACCCGCGGGCAGAGCCAGATGCACCGCCGACGGAGACAATTGCGCGGCCACGGCCAAACAGACGGAGAGTTGCCTGCGAGCCACCAGGCGGCACGTAGCGCATTGTCGCATCGGTCGTGCAGACGGCACACTCTGGGTCTGAAAAAGACCCTTCGCGCTCACAATAGAGTTCCTTCTGGCGGCGTTCGCATGTTGCCTTATCGACCACGAATGCACGCGGGGAGCATGTGCCAACTGTCGGTATTGGGCGGGCATCTTCCATGGCCACCGTGCGGTCATAATGGAGACCGGCAACTTCGCCTGGTCCGCGAGCTCCCAGACACATCCCGCAGAGTCGCTGAAATTCCTTGTTGTCAAAGGCGGAACAGTCGGCAGCCGACCAGCGAGCACAGAAATTAACGGCTTTTTGTGCGGGTGAATCTTCAGCCATTGTGGCCGGTCGCGTCCCTTTTGTCCCCCTTGTGCCGGCGACTGCAAGAGCCTGCTGGTATGTCGGTGAACTGCCGGCCCGAGCATTTAGGGATGCCCAGTCATCTGGCGGGATTGCGTAGAGACCGGGGCTATTGAAGGTCTGCACAGGGCGCTGATTTGGCAGACCGGCCAGGGCATTCTGTGGTGTAGTCGACTGGCGCCGTCCTGCCTCGCCTACCGTAGTTTCTCCCCAAACAGTTGGTGCAAACGCCGACATATACTTACTATGAATGCAGGTAATTCCTAGTAAATATATATTTATGGGCACCCCCCTCTTAATTGGTATTATCGGGGCGCAGGCGCGTGGCCCCGTCGAGTTCACGCGTAATCACACGGAAAACGAACTGTGTCTGCCGGTTAAGATTGATGAGTTTGCCGGCGTATGTAGTGGAGCCGGCCAGGAGACCGTTGTGGTCGCCTGTGCTGGACCCGAAGGGATTAACGGCCGTCGACCCGGTCGTGGGGTCCTCCATGTTCACCTCGAACACAATGTAGTTCGCGTAGCCGACTGAGTTTGCACCAGCGGTAATTACACCACCACCCGCATCGTAGGCGATGTCGACCACCACCAGACCCGCTTCCTGATTCATATAGGTGCCCATTTCGAGGGCCGCCGCGGGGAATGTTGCGTTCGTTGCTGCAAACTGCTGGAATAGCACGCGGTCCCCGCGCTGCACGGCGAACTGTGAGAACCACTGGGAGGTCCGCACGAAGATGTAGCGGGCTGCCCCAGCCGCCGTGTAATATGTGGTCGTAATCGCAGCCGCCTCATTACTGCCCACAACATCCGCCACAGAATTCGTGTCGAGACTGCTCTGGATAAGTGTGCCGTCGGGCCGCTCGAGTCGAATGGAGAGTCGCTGGAGCGTTGCAAGGGGTGTCGGGGCCCACACACGCTGCGCCTTCAGGTTCTTCGGGATGAAAGCATAGTAACCCTTGTAGGAATTTGACCCACTGGCCCCCGCCGACCAGTTCGCATCATACTGGAGGACCGCGAAGGAATTGTCGAGATTATTGTCAGTTCCGTAGTTATTGCCGCGGAACTCGTCCACACGCACTATCAAATATGGGAATGACAGCGCATTGGTCGCGTTGGTCACATCATACGTTGGTGTGGCCCCTGAGGAATCCTGCACAATGATCGCATCGAGACCTTCCGCGGGAATGATGGCCTTGACGAACTCAATGCGAACAATATTGCGGAATTTGATGTTGGCCGCGGGGGATAAACCGAACCCCTGCTTGTTATTGGCGGGATCGAAGTTGACGTTGAAATTATAGCGATTGTCAGTGCCCGTTGCATTATTATACCAGTCGCGGTCCACCGAGTATACCACCAGATTCGTCTCAGTCTCCTTATAGCTCTTCACATCCTCGTCCTTAATGACCACCTGCTGGCTGAGGATTTTCTGGCCGTCCTCGAGCACAGGCACGAGGTTCGGTGAGGCGATTGCAATACCCTTCTCACGGGCGTCCTGATAGTCCTCCCCGCTCACCACCACGCGCGCGGGGCGCGTCTCGGCCGGCACCATCACATCAATCTTCTTCGGCGCAGGCGTATCCATCAGGAGACCGTCGCGCTCACGCGCCTTCTTCGCGCGCTCATACAATTCCATTGGACTCGGCCCATCATCCGTGAAATCGATCTTGAACTCGGGCATCTCAGGGACGGGTTTCTTACCGGTCATCTGGCGGTCCTTCTGGAGCGCATCGAAACGGCTCCCCGTGTCCATGAAGAGGAATTCGTTGGCTGGCCCCGCTGCCACAGGTATACCCATCTCCTCATCATCCCTAATTGCAGGCCCTGGCTTCCCCGTCGCCTTCGCGGCGACCACCACTGGAGCAGTAGCAGCCGCTGTCGCAGCTGCAACCTTCTTCGCCACAGGCACAGGCATAGGCGCAGCAGCCCGTTTCTTCAGATGCCCCGAAAACTCGGTCGCCGTTACAAGAAGAATCTCCTTATTGAGGAACTGTAGAGACTTCGGACCCTGCACCTGATAAACCTCCCCCATATAGTGGTCCAGGAATCCCTCTAACTGGTCCGTCGTCTCGCCCGTAAGCGTATATCCCTTCTTTGCAAGGTCCTTTGTGAGAAGACCGTAAAGCATGTGGCGATTTTCACTTGAAAACAGTTTATCCTGCACGCTCGCTGATGCCTGTCCAAGAGCAAGCCCAGGTGGTTGAGAATATTGCCGGCTCATACTATACACTATTAGGGATAGTAATGGCCATGTTTTAGACACTTGTGCTGCTGCAGCAGCTGCCTCATGAGAATAACCAGTCTCGTAATTGTATCATTGTGCCATCCGGTATAGGCCTTTTCACGAATTTTTTAAACGGCATCCCGTGAATCGCGGCAATGATGAAAAGCGTGCTATACATGCCACACTCGGAATTACCATACTGGAAGCGTCGCCCATTATAACCAAGAATGACCCGTGGCTCTTCAATGCTGAGGTCCTGCATGAAAACCCACACCTGCTTGGGCGGCTTCATCCCATAACTGTCGTAGTAATATACGCCGGGCTTGCGTTTGTCCGCATCTATTATAAGGCCCACCCAGTGACTCCCCGATTGAAGATGATTATCCAGGTTGAATACAACGCCGGCATATTTAATGCCTTCCGCGCGTAATCCGGGAATTGTTATGGAACACATCTTTGGCACCAAGCATACTTTAGCATCTTTCCGGTATGGCGACGGGGCCGCAAAGTCTATAGGGTGGACTCCATAGAATCGGAACTTTAGTGCAGGTATACTTTCATATTGCCGCAGCACCTTTTCAATATTCGTATTATCCAGCCACTTATCCGGGTCAGAATCCCAGTCGGTTGGCTTAGCTGGCCGCAAATCCTCTAATAGCCGCTGTGCAACCGGTCCACCGGTCTTTTCGAGCATACACCGCTCATCCTTTTCGCTGCACCCCGTCTTTTCCGCCAGTGCCCGCCGAGCAGTCTTTCCCTTTACTTTAGCAAGGCGCTCTATATCGGCGTCCTCTATACATTCCGCTCGCCGCCGACGACGTGTGGCCGCCGCCCCGCGAAACTTTGGATGACACTTTGGTGCCCCCAGCATATGTATATAGGGGTCAATGCCTTTCATACACTTTTCTATAATAAGTAGGAAAAAAATATAGCCATGTGTCAGTATATTTAACATGCCTGAAACAATTAAGGTCGAAAAGCGCAAATATGCATCGCACATATATTGGCGAGTTGTCTTCCCCATATTACTCGTAGTCGCCCTTATTGCCCTCGTCGCATTTGTGCGGCGTTATCCAGCAATGGATGACCTCCGCCGTGGCGCAGTAAATGCTGCAACGAATATACGGGGACCCATAACAGCCGCACTAAAAAACATGCGCCCACAGTAGACTAGCGATGCCTGATTGGATTATATATGCACTGTTTGCTGTGGGATTAATGTCAATTATCGGGTCGTTTTGGACAATCTCATCATCCGGTTCGTCCGCCGATTCATATGCCGAATTGAGTTCAACAATTACTGGAATTATTCTTATGAACCTTGTGTTTACGTTATTTATAACTACTGGTCTTATACTATATCAGACCCGCACAGGTAATACGCAAATAATGCAGTTCGTCCTTTCCGGTATAACTCTATTCCTCTCCATAACTGCTGTTTCCATAGCAGTCCTGCAGAAGTAAATTTATATTGTGCAATTAGACTAGAGTGATGGAATTCAACTGGATAACAGGATTATATATGGTCGTCGTTGCGGGTATGTTCGGTGTGTTCGTTTCCAGTGCCGTGCTTTCAGCAAAGGGTGCATTTGTGGGTGGAACGGCGGGTGGTCTCATTGCTGCAATGGGAGTATTGATGTTATTATTTATTATATTAATATTGTGGCTACTGAAAACTGCCCTTGGTGCACATATTTATATATTTCAGATAGTGGCCACGTGCCTCGCCCTATTTTTCGCGCTGTCGGCTGTGCAAATCGCCTACATACAGCAAATTGCGGCCTAGACGATAAATATGGCCTTCATTGCCTGCTGAAAACGGATTCTGAAAGGATTCTGTCCTTCCAAAATTTGTTGCGGGTTAATCTGGGGATTTGCGAGGATTGACAACCCCTGTAATTGAAATGCAATGCGTAGTCGCTGACCTGCCTGGAATTCACGCTGAATTCCTGCGGTGGTCCCAGATGAACTGTGCACAGGAACGGAACGGGCCGAGCCGCCCATAAAAAGCGTGAGTTTTTTATTGTTGACCAGCGAAAAGAGCATTTTTCGAAAGTGTTCTGCAGTTAAACCCATGTGAATTCCGAGAAAAGATGCCTGATTCTCGCAAAGGGCCTGAGCGATGGTTTCCTGAAGTGTCTGGAGTTTGTTCATAAAGAAAGGTGCTGTGCTGGCATCGAGCAATATACGACCAGTTGTCATATCATGGTATATAACTTGGAGCGGCGGCGACAATATAATAACCGTATTTAGTGTTAATATATTATCAATATATCTAAATGGGGCAATTAGCACCTTACTGGTGTCGGTCGCTTGAAAAGGCAGCATGTGGATGTTTTGGATATTTAGTGTGTGATATGGGATCCATAGTTCCATAGCAGGCGGTCTTCTTAAGGGATTTAACGGTCACCGCATTTAGGCTGGGTGGGTGACGCCAATCTAAGACCCGCCGCCGCATATAACACCAGTTTAACTGGCGTCCCATGTCAACTACCCAAAAAATTCCGAATGTTGTATGGCTCGGTCCACGCGGGGCCGGCAAGAAGGCTGCCCTGCAGAATTTCCTAGTGAGCCAGGCGCGCCGCATGGGACAGCCCTATAATATTCAGATTAAGCATTGGCAACTCCAGGGCGGAGACGGGGAGGGGGAAATATCGACATCTGTGGAGGAGTCAGCATCATCTGCGAAAAATGAGAAGAAGGGGCTCATATATGAGGTGTCCCGTATCCACAAGGCGTTCGACGTAGCCCGCATGAGTTTGCAGGACAAGAACTATGTGCAGGCAATTATTGAGAAATTCCGCGGAACTTCCAATATTCTACTCGGCGAGGGGGCCGGCGCCAGCCATATTCTTGTTCTATATCATGCACATCTCCTAAGTGAAGAGAGCGTGATTCTTTTGCAGGAGTTGCTGGAGAAGCATTCGGACACTGTAACGCTACTTTTTACTAGTGAATATCCTCTTTCAGGGCGACTCGCCGACTGGTTTCTCGAGATTTCTGTGGGTGGTGTAGACCGAGGCTATGAGGCTCTACGGGTCGCACATCCTACGTTGCCTGCGCCATCGACAGTGGACGGCCAGGGGGATGCGTGGATACGGTTTTTCCAGGAGTCGTTTGAAAAATGGCGGGCACATAAGGGGCGCCCCTGGACGGTCGATGATGTCATTGTGGTGCGACAGTGGGTGTATACTTGCATGCAGAGGAATTTGCGGTGGTGTGACATGGTTATCTACTGGACTCAGGCGATTCAGCGCCAATTCCGCGCGGGCACTTTGAATGCCGACGAGGCGGCGAAGTGTTTCGAGTATCTGGCACGCGCCCGCACAGGCGGTGGCTTTGTTATGCTGCCGAGCTATCGAATTCCTGTTGAGTGGGAGCAGTTTATGATTGGCTTCCTGGAGTGTTGGGCTGGAGCTTAGCAGTGCTGTGGCTCAATCATCAAGCGTATATGTGCGCGGGAATTCGTAATAATTCCCATGCATGACTGGGACATAATCGAGCACAACATGGTCCATGTCATGGTGCCGGTCCCCATAATAGTATTTGAAGTGGCGAATAAACTTGCACAATTCCTCCTTATCATCGGGGTCGTATGAAAACTGGCCACGGCGATGGGTGCATTCGATTCCAATTACAGGGATCATATTGCGATTGTCCTCGACTTTTCCCGAGTAAATTGTGAGGCGCGGATAGTGTTCACTCAACCATTCCTTACAAATTATGCGACGGTCCGCTGCGCCAATCAAATCAGGAAATCCATACACAATTTGTGTGCGAATTACGATTGAGTGCCGCGCGGGCGGTGAGCGAGACCTGAAGCGGTTGCTGATGCTTCCTTCGCTATCGTAGTCGCTCATGTGGGTGGCTTGTGGTGTATATCCTAACTGCAATTCCGCGCGGTCTTTTCAAATTTTTTGCCGCTGCAAAATTTGATTCTCATTGCCACTCAAAAATAGTCACCGAAAAGCAAACAAGCCACATATGAAGACCGTTGTCCACGAGAAGACCACATATCAAATCGGGCAATCCGCCGAGGAAAACTGGGCCCTAATTGCGCGGGCTACCAAGGACCATTGGTGGGTGCATTTAGAGGGTCGCGCATCAGCACACATCATCCTAGAGATCGACGATCCCTTGGATGATGAACTAGTATTTGCCGCGGGTCTCTGTAAGGTCCAGACTAAAATAGAGAGGACTGGGCTACCCTGTGTCGCGACCCGCGTGGGGAATTTGCGGCTGGGGTCGAAGGCCGGCGAGGTATACTTCAAAAAAGACGGCGCAGCCCATGTGCGCCATTTTGTGGTCTAGCTCCCCCCACTGCGGCATGCTACATACATCTCTAACTGCAATTATAGGGTTGCTTGGCTGCTGCTGCCGCTAAACCAGCGCGCCCAGAAGATTTTTTCCAGGACTTCCACGTCGCGGTCCGCAGAGTGTGCGTTGGCCGGTGGTGTCGTCCTGAATGTCGCCTGCCACAGTTCGTCGAGGCGCGGGAGTTTGTAGGGGTCGTGCTTCTTCGGGTATTTTGCAGGGAGTCGCAGTTCATCCCGCGCAAGCATCATTGTGCAAATCTCGGCGCTGTATGGCCAAAACGTCGGCACGCCCCCGAGGCGCCACTTATATGCCCCCAGCATAACATTGCGGTCGAACTCCATGTTATGCGCCACAATATGCCGGCAACCGGTCATAGCCTCCTTGAACCGCTGGAGCACATCCACAAGAGGCACACCGCGTGCCAGTGCATCATCCATGGAAATCCCGTGGATTTTGGTGGAATCGGCAGGAATAAACCAGCCTTGTGGCTGCACAATGTGTGATTCTTTGGCCAGGCGCACAGGCCCCGCCTCCCCGACTTCGCAGAGAATCCAGGAAATACTAACAAGGTCGGGCCAATTGCCGCGCGACAACAGGGCGTTCAGGTGTTTGTCCTTGGGAAGACCAGTGGTCTCCGTGTCGAAGAATAGAATACGATCGCCGAGTTTCATTTAGGGTGTTGGTCTGGTTACTTCGGCGTCATCCTAAACAATTTTTAGGCCCCTAGAGTAATGACCTCTCTAACACCCCGCGACCATCCACTCTGGCGCACACTCGAGGCGGCAGCTGCAGCGGAGGCGGCCAAGCCTGCACCCGTCTGGCGCGACACACCCCTAACTGCAGTAGACTGGCGCTGGATTCGGCGCGAAGGGGCAGCATCCCCATTTGACCGTGCGAATTTACGAGCGGGTCTTTTAGAGGATTTGGCGGAGGGAAAGGCACGGGCCTATGCACGGGCATGCACATATGGGCGGGTTATTGTAGTGACTAAGGCGCGGACCGACCAGGCCCCATGGGAATCATGGGGTCGTATTTTCCGCATGTTTGGTGGCGGCGCCGCTGGAAAGCCCATGCAAATGCTCTGGTTTGCGGCCCAGGACCGGCGGAATTGGCCTGCACGCGGCAAACCAGTGGGTCCCGAGAATGTGAATGGGGGATATTGCCAGGCGTGCCGGCCAAATACTGTTGTTGTGTATCGCGCGGAAGATGCGACCCGTGTGCTTATCCATGAACTTCTGCACGGCTGTTGCACGGATTCGGCGGCGGACCCTATAGAAACCATAGAGGCGAAAACGGAGGCATGGGCGGAAATCATCCTGGCAGCGCTGCGAGAGGCAGGCTTGGCGGGCCCTGTAATGAGTCATGCACTCGAACAACAATTAGCGTGGTCAGTTGCGCAAAATGCTCGCCTGGTGGCGGACCACAATGTGCGCGGACCGGCCGATTATGCCTGGCGATATACTATCGGTAAAACGGCTGCACTGGAAGCTATGGGATTTGCACAAGTTGGTCCAATTAAGGCGGCCGCACCGCATGCCACGCTTCGCCTTACACCTCCTAATGGCATTCGCGAGATATGGTTTTAATAATAATTTGATACTGTATTATGACTGGTGTGGTGGCATTTTTCCGCAATTCTTTTAGGGGTCGCTAAAGTATTCTTTTAGGGATACTTTCGTTGCCGACAAAGTGTTTGGGAGGCGGCGACCGCCACCGGTCTTTGAAAGTCTTTTTGGTTGCATTGCGCGATTCTTTAAAGAAAGGCAGGGCAGGCACCTTGGTGTATGCGCCCACGCACCATCCTAAAATTGATTGCGTGGTGCACTAATATAGTAGTTCACCCCACAAGCCATGTCTGCTACATCTCCTGTCCAACCAGTCAAGCCAATTCTAAAGTGGGTCGGTGGAAAGACCCAGATTATTGATGAAGTCCTCACCGCATTTCCTGCGACAATCGCTGGCGATTACTATGAGCCATTCCTCGGGGGCGGTAGTGTGCTTCTTGCCCTCCTTTCATATGTCCGCGCGGGCCGCATTCGCGTAGCCGGCCGAGTCTACGCCAGCGACGCCAACGCCAATCTAATTGCATTTTATAAGAATATCCAGCGCGACCCGGCTGGTCTCATTGCAGCCGCACAGGAACTCGCCGCCGAATTTGTGGCATGCAAGGGGACCGTCGTGAATCGCAAGGCGGCGACTGCAGCCGAGGCCGCAACATCCCCCGAGTCCTACTATTTCTGGATTCGGGCGCGCTTCAATGCACTGCCAGCGGCCGAGCGCACCAGTGTTGCCGCATCCGCGATGCTGCTTTTCCTCAATAAAACGTGCTTCCGTGGAATTTACCGTGAAGGTCCGCGTGGGTTCAACGTGCCCTTCGGGAATTACAAGAACCCCACCATTGTCGACGCGGACCACATTATGGCCGTCGCGGACCTTGTGCGCGATGTTGTCTTCACACACGCAGATTTCGCCACACCCCTAACTGCAGTTAAGAGCGGCGACTTCGTCTACATGGACCCACCATACGCCCCTGAAACGGACACATCATTCGTAGGATATACTGCGGATGGTTTCGGGGCCGATGTCCACGCGGCCCTATTTGCGGCATGCGCGGGTATGCGGGGGCGCGGCGTGGATTTCGTGATGAGTAATGCGGCGGTGAAGATGGTAGTGGACGCATTTCCTGCGCCGGCATATGACACAAAAAGAATAGTCTGCCGACGTGCAATTAATTCCAAGAAGCCTGATGCGACGGCCACTGAGGTGCTCATTACAAATCGGCTGGCGACCCAGGCAGTAGAAGCAACCCCATAAGTAAGTCAGTTGCGCCAATAAATGTAATACTAGCTGCTGCGAAACAGTCCAGCATTTTTTGTTTCTGTGGGCTGCACTTAGGTCCAGCCAGATTTCCATACTGTTCCCTAGAGGCTCGCTCGGCGCCTCCCATGCATACAATTTGCAGTGGTTTTCCGTATAGTGCAGGCACTTCAGCATACTTAAATGGACATCCTAGGATTTTCTCACCGGCCGTTCCGCTGGTAAAGTATGTTTGCGCCTTTGCTTCCAGGACTGCGTCATCAACTTCCAAGTCGGGTTGGTAATGTTCGCGCACTGATGGTTTTATAGGGGGTTTTCCGCGCAGGATGAAGAGTTCCTCGCATATATGTTCGCCGAATTTATTGGTCCACTGACCATCTAGACGAAGGTCAGGACGGCGCGCTTTCAGTGCGGCCTGTCCCCACACATCTTCTAATTGCTTATACGCGGTAGTTTTAGCGGCCTTCGTTTTGTGGTCGCCGGCAGGTAGGAACGAAGTATCGCCGAATAGCCACTGAATGACTTGGGGATTTCGCAGGAGAATTATACGCGGGTCTGCAACGGCTGCAATATGAGCACATATGGCTTCGATTTGTGGGCTTAGGGACATTGGCTTGTAAGGGGCAGTTAGAGATATGTGCAAAGATTGTTGCTCAATTTTGCTGGGGCACGGGCAAAGATACTTTAGTAAAGTATGTCGCGATTTACACTTTGGCAAAGTATCTGGGAGGCGGCGGTAGCCAAAGACTTTCCCCCACCGTTCTTTGCGACTGACCAAAAAAGAGCACAATATTCCACATCTACACATTTGTCAATTATCCTAATTACTTGTCATAATACTCTTCCAGGCTAATTGGGTTCACAATGCGTATATTCTCATCAGATGACCATGATGTTTGCGGACAATCATCGTCATCATATGGCGACGACTTTATCATACTTTGAACAACCTTTTTTACACTCGCATGTGCTGTGCGAATATACACGCGGTAAACGAAGCCGATAGTATAAGAACTTGTTTCAAATTCCCCTGTCATATCAACGGACCATTTGGGAGACTCGGCGGGGCTGTCAGTTAGGAATATATGTGCACATGATACATTTTCTCCCTTGATTATTTCTCCAATTGTGCTTATTGCCCGGCGAATATCCAGCAGTTCCTTGTCTGTAAGTCCAGAATACTTGCATACAAGTGCGCTGTAAATGCGCTCGCGTTCGGCACAGAGTTCTTTCATATTGTTCGTGAGGGCGGTGAGTTCAGCATTTATTTCACGCAGGCGGTCGGCGGGAGTTGTCATGATGATGGCTTGTTGCGGCTGGCGGCTGGCGGCTGGTGGCGACGTGGCGGTCAATTTTGGCGCCGACAAAAAATTTGACAAAGTCAGGTGGCGGCAACTCTAAAAGACGTCAACTGACATCAAGCCAGGCAGCCACATGGAAAGTTTAAGTGTAATTCTTGGAATAGATCTATGCTCACGTATGCAAATTTGGCGTGTAATCATTAACAAGGAACTGTGGGACCAGGTCCAGTATGAAGGGAAATTTTACACGCATCCAGAAGAGCGACGATTTGCACAATCCAAAGGATGGGCGCGCATGCGAAATGTTCCGCAGAAAGGCGATATTGTCCTATTTGTGATCGATGGGGTTATTCGAATGAGTGGTATTGTGGAAAGTGAAGGATTTCTGTATGGTAATGACCACCAACGTAGTCCTTATAACACAGGCGAATCCCGTCGTCATGCAGAAAACCCCGAATTTGCGTGGGTAAATATTAATAAAATCGGTTTACATCAAAAAATCCGCAAAACAGGACAGCGTACATGGACAAAGTTCAATTCTTCTATGCTGCTATAATAAGTATAACCCAACAAATGCACAGCCTAGCCCAAGCAGTCGCCATAATGGGCTTCGCCAGTTTTTTCATCCACTACTTTTTCATGTCGGCCTTTATGACCGCCGAGCCGGCCGACATCCGACCCAGCCTGGGCAAATTCTATGCGGCCAGTGTGATGGCCCTTCTGATGGTCATCATCGAAATCGCTATGCACCATGCATCGCATCCTTATATGAGCCTCTGGGTCTATGTCGCACCGGCGTTTATTGTCGTCGCCCTTGTGGCCGCCTATCGCACACAATACGGTGTCGGCGAGCGCCAATATTTGGAGGAAATGATTGAACATCATTCGATGGCTATATTGACCAGCCAGCGAATACTGGAAAAACAACCTGCAGCACCCGTTGCGCGCATTGCGGCGGGCATCCTGGAGACGCAGAAAAAAGAGATTGCCGCCATGCGTGCAATCCTCGCCACATCCTAATTGCAGTTAGGGATGGCTGGATTTGGACTGGGACCATTTCCAAATGTACTTTCCCCCGTATAAGTCATATACAAAAACCCGTCAGCAGCCTTATACGTCGCATATATTTGCGACATAAGGGTGCTAGTCGTCGGCAGCGCCCCGCCTACAAACATAAAAAGAGCCTTGCTCGGTGGTAATGCCAAGCGTCGCCGCACAATATAAATGAATTGCCCCATGGTCAATTCGGGTTGCACTAAAAATTTCGGCTTATCAATTTCAGGCACATCAGAACGCGGAGAACGCTTAACAATAACAGGAATCCGCCCTGGATATAATTGTTGTATTCTCTGGATTGTATTGTTCATATGCTACTAGGTTATTTGACGATATTTTAGGCAGTCCCCGCACCACCAGCCGCCGGTGCAACATCCTTCATGTAGAGTTTGTAGAGATACTTCTGGAGCATCCGCCGGGGAATCGCGCCATCAACAAGATCGGTCGTAGGAATGGCAAGAGCCTTAATCATATCCTGATTGGGACGGACCATGTTCTTCTCGTCGGCCTTCAGACCATTCTCGTCGACGTAGGTGTTGATTGCACGAGTGACCTCCGTCGGCATCATCTTGGACCCATTGGGCTTCCCGAAGAGTGCACAGAGACTGTCGGCAATTGTAACCGGCGTAGTGAAGATGCACGGGCGGTCATCCGTGGCGGCCGTTGCACCTCCCTCGGACTCCTCCTTCTTGACGCGCTTCCGCTTGCGAGCATCCTTCACCTCGCGCGTGTGAGCCTTTGCGAGTCGCTTGAAGACCGCGAGAGCCTCCATTGCACCATCACGAATAGCGGTGAGTTGCTTGATAGCAGCTGCAATCTCCTCGTCAACCGTGACAACCTTCTTCTGGACGGCTGCCGTCGTCTCGGATGCCTCAGGAATTGCATCTGATGCGGGTGCGGTTGCGGTTGTGGTTGCGGTTGCGGTTGGCTGGATCTGCTCCTCGACCTCGATGGCAGGCGCAGCAGCAGCGGCACCGGGCTTCTTGGTGACGCGCTTGGCGCCCTTGGTAGCAGAAGTAGTGGCAGTGGTAGTGTTCATTTGGGTGGCTTGGGGTTGGTGCCCTACCTAGCCGCCACCGGCCAGAAATCAAGTTTTGCCCCCCCCCCACCCTGCAGCTCACTCCCCAACCACCTAAATGCAATACTAAACAAACGCCACACAGCGACGAAAAGATGCGCGTCCGCGCCAACCAAAAATTATGTGGAACTCCCGCGGTCTCCTGCCACCACATATGTCATTCACAACGCCGCCCTGCCGCATATATTCTCCGCACTAATTGTAAAGACTTATGCGAACTTGCTGGGCATCACGTCGAAATAATACGAAGCAATGCACCCGGCCAGCCACCCACGGAGATTACTGTATAATTCACTCAGTTGTTACTGCCGTCACCCCATATAGTCGCCAACCAACTCCTCCGCGACCTCCTGGTGCTGCTCAGCTTGCCGCCCAACGAATTGCCCGCGCATGGCTAACCCACGGCCCTCGCTTGATTGCGACCAGTCGCGGCCCCTTCAGTGCATCCTGGGCCGCCGCCCTCGCCACCAACACCGAAGAATTCTCCACATTCGACCCTCTCCATACAATCCCCGCCGCATACCGATTCGCATATGTGGACCCTGCCGCGCATACACTCTGGTGGTTCGATATTCGCGCCCTGGCCGCCATGCCACGCCGCCAAGCCACCCTCACAAATCCTTACACCCGTGCCCCATTTCCGTCCACTGTCCAGACCCGTTTCGACCGCCGTATGAACTGGCTCCTACAGCGTCGCTACAATCGTGCCATTCCTCCATCTCCCACACACACTCTAACTGCTAAGCAACGCTGGTCTCTGCGAATTCTCGAAGTATTCTACAACTTCGACCAATTGGGGTTCGCCGTTTCCGCCGCATGGTTCGAAGGGCTCACGCCTCCGCTCCAAACGTGCCTCCGCTTTCAGTTAGAAGAGTTGTGGAGGCGGCGTGTGTGTCCTGAACAGCGCGAGGCGATAGTTCCAGGAATAACCGCAGCGACAGGCGGCACACTTTTCCACGGCGCACTTTTCCCTGGAATTGGCGGTGAAACGCTGGCCGCCGAGACCCTCGCCGTCTTCGAACAACTTCTAACTGCATCGGCCGATAAAACCCAGCGCGTTGCTGGAGCACTTTATTGCATTGCTGCGCTCACTGTTGTAAGTCCCGCTGCCCACCAAGTATATCCGTGGCTTTTACCGAGTCTCTAATGGTAGCGCGGTGGACCAAAAAATTTTTTGGCGACAGGGCTGCCATTAAAATCTGTGCACATTTCCCTAACTTTTATGAAAATGTGTGCTGGAACGGTTGACGGGGTCGGCCCAAAAACTTGATTGCCAGTCGGTGGCGGCGTTCCGAGGCACCAACCCCAAGCCACCCAAATGTCCAACGCTATCATCACCGCCACCAACTTCTCTACCTCCAAGGTTACTGCCACGAATCCCCGCGTTCTTGACAGCGGCGCCAAGCAGTCGTATGTCAACTATGACGGCGGCAAGTTCATCCTCCAGACTCCACAGAATATGACGCTCCCTTATGGGCTTGGTGTCAATGATAAGTCGAAGTTCGGTGGGACCGGTGTCGACTACTCGATTGATCTCAGCCTCAAGGGCTATGATGACCCCACCAGCCCCGTCCATGGGTATTACCAGATGCTCACGGCGCTCGATGAGCATATCATCTCGCTTGCTCACAAGAACAGCAAGGCGTGGTTCGGCAAGGAGCGCAGCATTGACTCCATTCGTGACAATTACAAGTCGAGTGTGAAGTTTGCCCTTGACAAGGAGGGTAATCCTAAGCCCTACCCTCCCACGCACAAGCTAAAGCTCCGCAAGCTCAATGGCGAGTTTGAGACGAAGTTCTACAACCCTAAGGGGAAGCCTTACCGTGATACGCCGGTCGAGGACCTCCTCCCTAAGAATGCACAGGTCACTGTGCTTGCCAAGGTTGCTGGTCTCTGGTTCTCGGCGGCTGGCTTCGGTCTCACTTGGCGCGCCGAGCAGATTGTCGTTCACAAGCTCCCTGAGCGCATGAAGGACTTCGCATTCGTCGGCATCCAGGCGGCCGCTGTGGAGGATGAGGAGGAGACTGTCGGTTCTGGAGGGGGCGCTGGAGGCCCTGCACAGGTCGATGATGATGAGGTGTTTGCCAAGCCATCGGCAATTGCAGCTGTTATGCCGGCTGCTGCTCCTCCTGCACCTGTTGCTGGCGCCGAGCCTGAGTCCGAGCATGAGGCCGAGGACCACGAGCCCATCCCCGCGCCGGCCCCTGTAAAGAAGGTCACGAAGGTTGTTAAGAAGATTGTGAAGGCTTGAGAGCCTTAACGACCATATATTGTCACACAACCCCTAAAAGCAATTATATGAAAATGTAATAATACTCATATAACACATATTGTCACAACTGCACTATTTTTATTCGCCAATTAAAAATTTAAACACAAATAGGCGATCAGGTATATCATATGATAGAGATCCATTAGGCGCAATAGACGAGGCAGGATCATTTGACTCGAAGTTTTTCATATATAATGTTGGATTATTTGTATGCAATTTATATTTATTATTGCGCAGCGACATCTGCATTTCAATTACATCGCCTGAAAAAAACGGCACTGGTCGAAGAACTCCCTTAGAATCTGTCTGGAAGCGTGCGGGATCCAGATTCATAATCTGTTGAACAATCGCTTGTAGACCGCTTGCATCAATACCGATGGTGCTGCCGGCGGCATCTAAGTAGCCCTCCAATATTTGTGCAACTGTAGGAACTGTGTTAAATGTTAGACCAGGTGCCCCACGCAGCTTCTCTATTTGCCGATTAAAAAGCAGTGTCGCCTGTGAGCGTATAGTAGGGTCATTTGCAATTATGGATAATGCATTCGGATGTCCAAGTATGCTGTATGCAAAGTAGCCGAGGATAAAATCCTGTAAATTATGGAAATTATTTGCACTTGCCGTGTTTATACCGGGCCATACACCAGAAGTGTCGATATTATTTACACCTTTATGTGCTAAATTATAGGTGGTTCCACTGCTTATGAACAAACTCCCCTTAATTGCATTAATAAGTGTTGTTGCCATGCTGTTATTTATATATGCGCGAAAGGTGTCTTCATTTTCCATTTGAACATAATTTATCCAGCCTTTTGCATTTGCCAAATCGTATATGGCAGATTGCGCAATTGGCACAGTGACTGTTACAGGGTCGCCTGATAAAGATACTTGTGCACCAAACAATTCGGCATTTAACCCGCATATATCCACAGTAATTGGTAGGGCAATTCGTATGCCAAATGATGTATACGGATCAGCGGGCATTTAATAATTTGCCGGAAATTAATGTAGATTTTCTCTAAAAAATCACAATGATGTGTTTCAAATATTTGTAATATGTATATTACTTTATTTGAATCTAATTAACTAGAACGTATTTACAGGAGTGTGAAACGGAGGACGTAGTACTTGTTCCATTCAGCGCCGAGCTCCGTCCCCGCATTGGTTGCACCAAGCATGGCGCTGGCGGGTATGACGGTATCCTCGGCGGCTGTCGACGCATCGACGAGCTGAGTGCCGAAGAGCTTGTAGGAGTTAGAGTGGAGGCGGATCTGGAGATCGATCTTATCACCACTCTCGAAATGGAGCGCAACGAGCTTACCCTTGTTGTCCTCCGAGAAACGGGCAGGGTCGAGGTTCATCATCTGCTGGACGACGGCGATGGCACCCGACGAGTCGATACCACGAGGAACACCAAGATTGGCGGTGACGGCGGCGGTGGCAACACCTGCAATCGCCAGGACAGCACCAGATGCATCCGCATTGACGGCATCGATGGCTGTCTGGTTGAGGTCGAGGGAGACACCAGTGGCACCACGGAGAGCCTCGAGGCCAGCCGAGAACTTCGAGCCGATCGCCGCACGGAGAGCAGAGTCGTTCTTGATGGGGGCGAGGGCGCCGGGGTGGCCGAAGATGGCATTGGCGAGGTAGGAGAGGACGAAGTCCTGGAGCGAGTGGAACTGCGCGTAAGGACCAACGGGGCCCCAGCCGAGAGACGTACCGGAAACATCGAGGTTCTTGAGACCCTTGTGGGCGAGGTTGTAGGTAGCACCAGCCGTCTTGTTGACGGCATCCTCGAAGGCCGTGATGAGAGGGGTAGCGAAGTTGTTGTTGATGTAGGCCTCGAAAGTGTCCTCAGACGCAGACTGGACGTAGTGCATCCAACCCTCAGAAAGATCCCCCTGGTAGAACTTAGAAACAAGGATCTTCTTATCCACAGTGATGATCTCACCGCAGAGGGTGACAGCCGCACCGAAGAGCTCCGCAGTGAGGCCGCAGATATCAACGGTGAAGGGCATAGCAACCGTGATGGGATTAGTGGCAGTATCAATACCAGGCATTTGTTTGTACTCATGCCGAAGTTCTTTTTTTGACAAACCGGTGAAAATCAATTAGATGAGTATCGGCTGTTAGGTATGAAGTAACTGTGGTATATTTTGTATGAATTTAAAAATAAACCGGGATGTGTATTGTTTACTTTGGAAGCATCATATGTGTATTACAGAACACCTTAATCAAAGCCCTATAAATCAGCAGCGCGTAGACTTCTACGTTGAGACGATTGACCAATTACTGGGTATGCTTGATATGCTCGAAAACTGTGGTGATGCAAGTGGCGCGGGAACGTCCCGGAATCCTCATTTACTGGATGTTGATATGGGTGGGTTTGAATGTGTGATCGGTGCAGAGTATTTCATATATGTGAAATTGTATGGGCCTCCAATTGACGGTGAGTTCGACCCAGACTTGCTAGAGGCTATTCGTGAAGGTCTTCTCAAAACTGCACAAAATGCTGCATCTGCACCTGCACCTGCACCTGCATGTGGGACATGCAGGCAAACCAGATGTTGTTGCCCTAAGAGTAACTTATTCTGTGGAGGCTGTTCACAGCCCAAGTTACATTGCTGTTGCTCTGCAGTGCAGACCGGCTGTGGGGCGCAAACGAGTGGCTGTGATGACCCATACAGCAATTGTGGTGAAAGTATTGGCACAAGTTCGGTGACATCGTTATACACTGCAGCAGAAATTGCAATTAGTAGTTGCTTACAGGAACGCTTGGCAGCCGAATCGCAGTCTACAAACATTAGCGCATGTAATATACCTCACTGTGGCCGGTGCATGAATGTTGTGTGCTGCTGTGCACGGACATGTCGGTCGCGGTCGCCATCACCTTGTGGACGTAGCACTGGGACCGGCTCTAGCACGGGCACAGGCACTGGTTCTGGAACTGGGTGCGGAACCGGTGGAGGCTCTGGGACAGGCTCTGGGACCGGCTCTGGCACAGGTTCTGGCACAGGCTCTGGGTTCCCTTTGCCTAGAAGCCTCCCTGGCACAGATACTGGAACCGGCTCTGGCACAGGTTCTGGGACCGGCTCTGGGACAGGCTCTGGCACAGGCACCGGTCGCCCACGCCTAATTGATCCCAATCGCATTGTCGATACCGATGTTACAGGCGCAGATGCGGACGCAGGTATACCTATCAATAACGATTATCAATTCCAAGTGTAGACATATGCCAGTATCGCTCTTCCAAACAGACCAGTTCAGAATTCGTCTACAAGAACTCCCCGACCAACGCCTCAAATTCTATCTTCGCGTCGAAAATGAATTAAAATCCATTTATGAAGCGATTCTCAAGAAAACAGATTCAATCTCCAATATTCGCGGCCGCCTTATGCAACTCCGATTCGCCCTAACTGCACAATTAGCGGCTACTGGTGGGGTCCCGCTTGCTTAACATACAACCTTATTGATTATAGTTAAGGAAGTCCTTATACAATTTGCTGTTTGTAATCTCCGAAATCTCAAACGATAGCGACATGTTCACTTGCCGATTATCAATCGTATTTCCATACATATCCATAAGCCTTATGTGAAAGCGTGGAATATTGACCGGCTGCTGAAACACATATTCGCGCGTATAAATTGACGCCTCATCGGCAAATATAATGTTATACTTGTCCTCTTTCACAATCACCTTCGCAAAGCAATAAATCCCCAGCGAACCACTGCTTAACTGAAACGACTCATAATCGTTCACCGCCAACAGCAAGTATGTATCAACGTGCACATCGGGCGGGGCCTCTGCCAAAAACCGTGACCCGCGTCCATACACACGATGTCTGAAGCCCAGCGAATATCCCAGGCCCCAGTCATTTGGCCGGTCCCAGCTCATAAAGCGGAAATCCAAAATGAAATTCTGCGGTGACGGCCCATCATCAAATATAACAATCTGCGTCCGCACAGGGTCCAGCTGAATCTTCAAGTCCATGCCCCCGCCAATTGCCACGCTGATTTGCGTCAACTCAAACTGGATTGCATTTAGGAGGTTTGTCGCGCCCGTTCCGAGTGTATAGTTACCCTCGTCTATTTGCGCAACATACTCCGCCCCTGTGCTCTCCAATATAATCCTAAATGCCACATTCTTGCGCGCCGGTGAAAACGCGTAAAACATGTTCGGAATCTCCGCACTCACCAACCGCAGGCGGATGATATTCTTGTAAGGAATCGCCGGCCGATAATGGAAGTCAGTCGTAGTATCTGTCGGACTTTCGCGAAATCTGCTATCCACATTCACAATGGTCCGCTTAATGTCGTTGGAGTTCACAATGTCATTTGAATTCCAAAAGGCACTCTTTTTTGCGTTTATCATACCGCACCTATTATCACCACATCTATCCTAAATGCATTCTGTGGCCGCGCTTGTTTCACTGCGCTTGCTCGCACTGCGGTGGCCGCACCCCGTTTACTGTGTGCTGCCGTTCGCCGGATAATCACCCTGCGTAACCTGGGCGGTCGATGCACACGCGCAGCCGCGCTCCGCATACTGCTGCCCCACAACCTGGCGTGGGCCACCGAGGTTGCGCTGGATGAGCACTGCATTGAGGGGGCCGTTACCCTGCTCAGGGCGAACAGACGTGCCGGCCTGGACCGCCGCCGACCGGGCAGCATTGTAACTGTAAAGAGCGCGCGCCTGACGGAACTGTGTCAGTGTCGAAGAATCATATGAGCGGGTTGACATTGGGATTACTATATAGTAATCGTAAAATTCACCGGCATCGACCTAGTGCCTCTCCAATTATTTCGCGCAACCGGTTCCACTACAACTGACCCAGTGAAGCCAATCGGGTATGACATATCCAAGACAATATCCATGCCGGCCACATTGGTCGCCACGCGCGCCCCGTTCACATACACATTATACTTCACAATTGACCGGTCATTCCCTGCCACCCATGACACATCTAGATCACCACCAGTAAGACCCGTGACGACGACACCCGTAGGCTGCGAGTTTACCAGGTTCGGTCCCGAAATATTGACCGCCGGCAGTGGGCATTCGGGATATTTGGGGGCCGGAACGGGAGTCTGTAGAACAGGCACCGGACAGGGCGGGAGAGGGTATATATAGGGGTCATATTGCTCAAATCGCCGCGCAGGGTCAATTAGGTTGCGGGCGGCAGCCGCTGCGGAGTCGATCACCTGGGATATGCGCGCGGCCTCCGATATGCCGCCGGCCGAAATCCCGTCAATGAGCACCGGACTCCGCTCTACAGGCACAAATCCACCCGCGCCACTTGCATCATATCCACCAGAACATGCAACACCCTGCCTAATTGCAGCCTGACCCGGTATATATTTATAACATGACCCGTCGAGTTTGCTCTGTAAATATGCCCCCGATTGCGCCTGGATTTTAATGGGCGCCACTGGACAACATGCATTCGCCGCCCGAATCGCGGCCTGCACACTGCATGCTGCTGCCTCGCGCGCAAGCCGCTCTGTATAACCCGATGACAGTGTCGGATAGCCGGCCATCTTCTTATTATCATTGCATGTTTTGCTCCCCCATTAAATCCCCGCCGCTAAGTAGAAAGCAATACATCTAATGGCAAAACATACACGTGCTGATATTGTAATATATATAGCCGTGGCGGCATTTGCAATATCCATCACATTTCTCTACATATCCCTAACAGCAATGCGTGAAACTTTTACAGGGACCGCTGAGCAGCCCGTCGATAAACTCCTGTTAGAAGAGAGTGATCTGCCGGCGGTCAAATCCAGTATACGTGAGGCCATTATCGAGAGCGACGGCGGGGAATTCCTCACACAGCAGTTAGGGTTGCTGAAGACTACGCGCGAAATATACGGGGAGTTGCTGGAGAAGATGGCGACGAATTTGGCGGCGGCGGCCGAGAGCCGCGACGTGGTCGCATATAAACAGGCGGCAATCGAGAAGATCTCCACCGAAACAGGGGGTATGCCGCCACGGTTTTGCGATGATGCACGGGTGGACCGTTTGCTGGACGCCGATGCTGATGCGGAGGCGCTTGAGAGGTTGGCGGTGTGTTTACCAGATAAGCCAGCGAAATATCTGATTCTGCTTTCATATGCGGCGAAGACCTACATGAAACAAGTGGATGCCGCCAAGCAGACTCTCGGGGGCTCTTATGCGGCCACGGCAACGGCATCGGCTGGTCCCGCCGAGATGGAAATGCCGACATTCCCTCCAGAGGCTTCTGAGGGCTTTTCCACAGCATCAGCCCAAGCCCAAGCCAGCGCATCACTCGTCTCATACACAAGTTCATATCGTCTCGACACCCCTCCTAAAAGCAGTTCTGGGTTACCGTCATTGGCTCGCACACCATTTGATAATCGCCTAATTGCATGGAAAGCGGCCTACAACGCAGAATCCATGAAAAGAATAAAGGCATATTTAAAGTATATTAACTGGGCCCGCAAACAGACCACGTCGCTACAAAATGACCTCCAATCAGGTGCGATGATAAACCAATTAGTTGGTCCGCGCGCCCCGCTTGCTTAGGGCGCGGGTGCGGTTGCGGCTCTTGCTCTTACTCTTACTCTTGCCGCTATGAGCGGAGCGGGACCCCTGGCGACGGGTAGTCGCAGCAGTCCGCTCCTTGCGTATGCGCTCGACTTTCTCCCGTAACAGTGACTGATAGGACTTCTGATGCCCCATACATTCAATACTTATGAAAGGGAACGGCGACCGCGGGCTCTTCCTAAAGGCCGCCTGTAAAGTCATGACGCGTTCCACCAGACAAAGAATTGGCCGACCAAAGAATGCCTCCAGTGTCGAGCGGAAAAGGAAACTGAGGTAAAGTGTGATGAGCGTATCAAAAGACGCCAAAAAGATTCGCCGTCCATCATTGAGCGACACCGAATTATACGAATGACACGCTGTTGTTTGTATAATTGCCACCACAGGCTTTGTCGTGCCCCTCATATAGCCCATATAAATCGGCGGGAAGAACTCGGCCACTGCCGCAAACTTCTTAAATGTGAACGCCCCGTCGGCCCGCCGCTGCAGTGCGGCCACATCATCGTCGGGCCGCTCACTGTAGAATAGGACAGGACTCCGCCCTCCTAATAGCCAATGCACAGGATTCGCCTTTGACTGTAAACGATGTGAATAGTAGTCAATCACGTCGGCTCCACATAATATGCGCTGCTCACTTATAATAAAGTCCACAATCATCGACCGCAACTCGCTCGGCAATCGCCCCACTTTCTTCGTGCCCTGCTTAGTGCTCCCCAGGCGACACCCTTTTATGGGCGCGTAGGTGTTCAGAAGCATGAGGCGCTCATACACCTTTTCCCACCGCTCCACTTCCCCACGTGGCCGACTCAGTTCGAGGTATATCATCATGCGGAGTGTATTGGGGTCCATGTAGTATATGCCGGCCTTCTTGACGGCCCGCTTGCTAATAATTGAATAAAACACGGGATTTATTTCAGTCACATCGGCAACTGGTGTATAATTCACATACACCTTCGTCGTCCCCTCGTGCATTCCTGGGCGCACACCGATGTCGGCGAACCCCTCGTCCTTCAGCATGGCCGTCAGGTCTTCCAAGTCGGACTTCGAATCGGGTGTCAGGAAATCGTAGTCTGGGATGGTCGTCTCGGGGTCGTAGAACTTATGCTTGAGCGGCAGATGCGCGTTTATTGCCTGCCCCCCGTAGCATACACGGCGCTTGGCGCGCAGGAACTTCTCGACGAGCCCAATCGCCACCAGGATTTCCTTGTCGTGGGCTGCATCATACTCTAACTGCCGCCCTGCTTTCTCCGCCGCTGCCGCAAGGAGTGCTTTTTGTTTCTCAATCAGTTGACTAAATGTGTGAGGCAAATGAGTGAGACTATCTTCCATTACTATTAGGGTTGATTTTTCTACGGCGCCGGCACGCTCAGGTAGCCGCCGTCGACATCGGTTGCGGGATTCGACTGTCCGATCTGGACCGGCGCAGAATCCTTGAAGCGGGCGCCGACCGGCTTCGCCACATAACTGAATTTCTTGAAACGTGTCGGACCATAGAGTGGGGCCAACTTGGCCTGGTCATCAAATATGTCAACCACCAACCCCTGCACCCCAATGCGGTCCATCAGAAGCTTGAGGGATTCTTCAGTTGGCGGAGGGGTTCCATTGGGTGATATGGCAACTGACCACATGTTCATGGCGGTTGTTTTTGCGGCGTCGAGTTTATCGGCGGAGATTGATGTATAGTAGTCGTATGTATTTGCATGGGCACTCACGTTGATGTCCGATTGCGCCGGCAGGCCATATCCAGATGGGCCACCGCTTTCCTGAGTGGCGTATACACGGGCATTTATCATCATGTCGAGGTCTTGCTTTGGGGTTATATACACGGGCATATCGGTGGCACGGAAGTCGCGCGTGTCGAGGTTGGAGAGCACAATAAATGCATTCTTGAAGGTGCTAATAGGCTGCTTGAAGAGTTGACCCTGGGCCTGCTGGCGGGCATACTCACCTTTCAGCATCCATGGATAGAGCGGGGCGAGTTCACCTGCGATGGCCGCCATGAAGCGCATGCGTGCCTTGATATTTTCGGGGTCCGTTGCGCCGGCCGCCGGTTTGGGTGTGGGGAGGCGACGAGCAGACAGGAGCAGGATGATGGGGTCCGTGCCGGCGGCGGCCTGGTCCTTCGTGAAAGTCTTCAGCGCCTCCGCGACGCGCCGAATGCGCCCTGTGTTATTGCTGATGAGATTGCCGGCGCCGTCGCGGCATACGAGGACCGGTGTCTCGGGGTCACGCGACAGATAGTCGATTTCGAACACAAATAGGCGGGCACCCTTGCGGAGTGCCAGGCGAATGGCGCGGGTTTCGTCAAATACGCCGTTTTCATATGGCCCCAGGTAGCCTGCATTGCGCGCACCGAGCACATGGAAGTTGATGAGCGCCTCTTCTTCATCTGGGATGTCGGCGAGTCCGGCTGCGGCCGGGTCTGGTTTCGCCGATACAGCACCGCCGGCTGAATCGAGGATTGCACTGTGCTGCTGGGCGATACTGTCGGCAATGCGCGTCTGCTCTTCTGCACGGCTGTCGGCGATTCGCACATTGTTCTCGGGAGTGGGCCTATTGGCGATTTTCGCGCGAATTTGCCCGAGGGCACCTGACAGCCATGCAAAAAGAGCGATAGCGACGACGATGAGAACTCCAATGACAACTGGCATCCAGGAAGAGGATGATGTCGTGCTTGCGATTGCCTGACTGGCACTGTTTACTGAAGATGTGAGTTGACCTGTAATTTGATTCGCCGCCTTTGCGCCTACATTAGCTGCATTTGTCACGGCACCAATAACGGTTGCAGCGGCTGCATTTATGATGGCATTCGGTGCTTTCTTACCATTATTAGATGGTTCACCCGCCTGTGTTGACATACTACTAATTGGCGTATATTATAATTCCACATGCAATTGCAGCACATACCTGTGTGCAACATGCCCGCGCACTCGCTCATATAAATAACCGACACCCATGGCAATCATCGGCACAATTAACAGCGTGAATCCGACAGCATCAATCGAATCGGCGGGTTTGCACGGAAGTCTGTAGAACAGGTATTCTGAATTCCTCACGGTGATCCGCCAACTGGTCACTCCCATTTCTGCAGCAACCAGTCGGCGCACCTCCTCATTTATCATAGCACGATGACGATAATAGGAGTCCTTGTCGTAGTTAATATCTATGCGCTGGCTCAGTGTAATCGTGAAGCACCTTCGCGACCCTTCCATGGCCGTATAGTTGCCGGCTACAATCTTTTTCTTGAAGTCCAGCACAAGACGCTCTATAATCGTCGCATTATATGACTGCGCCCACGTGGTATGAGCGGCAATAGCATGTGCTTCTTCCGCTGCTCGCGTGCGTGCCCGCTCGGCGCGCGCGGCCTCCTTAGCAGCTATCTTTTGACGTCGCTCAGCATTCGCCGCACGCTCGCGCTCAAGGCGGTCACAAATGGCACTGGTAATAGCTTGAGTCTCCATGGGGGCTGTCATGGCTTGTATGATGAGAGGTAGGGGGGCATCCCATTCATTCGCTAATAGTTGCCCTCTCAAATTTTTATGTGCTGTAGACATGCCTTTAAAGAATACTTTAGTAAAGTGTGAGCCCCTCCCCCAAAAAAACACTTTGCCGCCGGCGCCAGCCAGCCATCCCTAAAGAATACTTTAGCGACCTGCCGTGCGATACTTTAGTAAAGAATTGCACGGCTGATAATAAAAATAATATAGTTTTAATAGCAGTATTACACTAAACACACACCCCTAATTGCAGTCCCGTGCCTCACTTTGGCCGCGTCCCGCACACATGCACACCACTTGTGTGACCAATCTTTTTAAACCAGTCGGCGCGCCGCATAACAGGCACACCATACTCGCGCGCCTTTGCAATCTTTCCCGAGGTGGCCACGGCGGGGTCAATGGAATCAGGCACAATAAGGCATGATGTAGTCTTTTTCAGATTCGCGTCGAGTGCATAGCCGGCGTCGTGTGAGACATCTACGACGGTCTGGTCGCGGAATCCGCTCATACAAATGGACCCATGAATGGGAATTGGCGCGTCGTCTGCTGCCGCGGCCACAGCCGCTGTCGCAGCGCAAGCACCGCCACCGCCACCACGCGTGGCAGCGGCCACAGCCGCGTTAACACCACACAACCGCCACCACTCCTCCACATCACCCCTAATTGCAGGTAGACAGGCCAGGAAAGCCGTCCAGGAGTCCGCACTCCAGCCAGCCGGTGCAGCCGTTCCAGGAATCCAGGAATCCCAGTTAGGATATGCCGCGAAGGCGGCCGTGACCTTCGACTTGCCGAATCCACGCGGAATAGCAGGGCAGGCCAAGATGAGCCGATCGAGGGGTGCAGCACGGATCGCAATCGCCAGCCGCTCCTTCAGACGAGGGCCCAGGGTTCGTCCTAGGACCGCACATAGATTCCCGTCGTCCGTCTTGAGAACGGCCGCAACGGACCGCAGACCGGCCTCCACGAGCGCCTTCGCGGCGGCGGGACCGGCGCCCTCCGCACCAAGAGTCTTCAGAGAATGGTCGAGCTTCGCCGTGCATTCTTCGGCGGTTTCTCCAGGGGCGCGAATGTTGACACCGTCCCAGTCGCCGGCGGGCAGGTGCGGCGAGCCACGCTCAATCACCCCCTCAATAATCGGGATGACATCACCGCTGCGGCGAATGGTGACCCGTGCACCAGGTGCAATTCCATTGTCGACCACGAACTTCGCGTTGTGGCCGGTCACGAAGCTGATGGTCGCCCCGCCAATCTGGACGGGCTCGATGGCGACCCGTGGAATATAGACGCCCTGGCGGCTGATGTTCCACTCCACCTCCCTAACTGCAGTTGTAGCCCGCTGGTCGTCGAGGGCCATCTTGAAGGCGAAGGCTTCGGTGGGGAGTGTATCACCATCGACCGCGGCCTCTGTGCTGGTCGCCTGGGCGACAACGAGTCCGTCAATGTCATACTCGGAGGCTGCGCGGCGCTCCAGGAGTTTGGCGGCGAGGCCGTCCTGGGTCGCACCGAGAGTCGTTACATTCCAGGGGACCTCATAGCCGGCGGCCGCGAGGAGTTTGAAATACTGACCACGGGGTATACCAGTGGGTGCGCAAATCTGGTAAGCCACGAAGCGGAGAGGCAGGGCATCAGCAGGAGCAACCGTTGTCGCGCGCTCGTTATGAAGCCACCCATTGACCTGCGAACGAGCTGGTGTGCCGGCCGTTGCATGGGCCTTGCGCATGACGATTTCTCCGCGCACATAGTGTGGAGCAGCAGCATCTGACGCCCTTACAAGACCGGCAATCTGGGGCACATAGGCGGTCAGGTCCGAACCCAGTGTACCGTTCCCGCGATTGTAGAGGCGACCCGTGCGGCTGTCCCAGAGAGCCGACACGCCGTCCAGTTTATCCGACATGACATACGGACCCTTCTTGGTGGCCAGGAAGCGCTCCAGTGCGCGCTCCCCGAATTTCCCCTTAGAGAGCGAGGGGAGCGGCATAGGGAGACGCACAGTGTCACCGTCGGGTGTCCAGCCGGTTGCATCGAGGGCGGCTGCGGCTGCAGGATCTTCACGCTTCACCTGCGCCTCAAGAGCGTCATACTCTTCGTCGGTCATGAGGGGCTTGGCGCCTGTAAAGTATGCTTTCTTTGCGGCAAGGAGTTCTTTTAGGGATGGCTTGGCTTGCGTAGGAGCTGACATTTGGCTTGAAGACTTTGTCGCGAGGACACTTTAGCAGGAGGCGCGTGACCAGTCTTCAAATTTTCACAAACATGGTTGGCACACGCACGCACGCAACCTCTAAATGAAAAATTACAGAGTTTCATTTAAAGACTTGTTTATAGGCTGCTGCTGCTGCTGCTGCGACAGACTCACTTCATTGCAGCGACTGCCGCGCGATCAGCTAGGAAAAGCTTGGACTTTGCGGGGCTGGTCCGCTTGGTATATGTGGCGACGGCCTGAAGCATGCGGAGGACGGCGGTGCGACCGGCGGACTTGACGGCGGCACGGAGAGCACGGTGGCGCGAGACATTGGTCTTGGAAGTGTTGTAGCCGAAGCGGGCAAGACGGCCCGTGCGGAGACGCCCGATGCCGGCGGAGCGGTGACGGGTGGTCCACTTGCCGGCCTCACCCATATTGCGGACACACTTGGCGCCCACAGCTACCCCGCTTCGCTTGGAGCCAGATTTACGTGTAAATGCACGACGGCGTATCATGCCACGTTTGCAGGTGCGAGCCATGTTTCTAATTGGGTGCGCCGAAAATCAATTAGGGGTGGATGATGACCATTTGAGGAATGTCTTCGCGAGGTGGGGACGGTAAACGCGGGCGCGTCTGGGTGCGCGACCTGGGTTCGTAGATTTTGGCCTTTGCAATGAACTTCTCGAGGTGCGTTTGGCGGGCGTGAAGAACTGCTGTAATGGCGGCTGCAGTTGCTGCGAAGGCGGTGATGGCAATGGCTTGATTCATTGTGAAGTAAATGGCTTGATGCATTAGGTGGTGGGCAGCAGTTCTTCAAATTTTTTATGGCGGTGTAATAATTATATAGGTTGGCAGGCGAGGACGGTGTAGAGAGAACTGTGCAACTTTGTATGACGGACCTACATAAAAAAATTTATAGACAGTGTGGGAATTTTTATGATTTTGTATGGGTGGATTTCTTAGAAGAGTTTACTGGTCAGGTGGTCTGGCGATCAGTCACATATGAGTAGGCCCACTGGAGGTTCGCGGGCGTCCACGTGGGCTGGGCCTTAGCGACGAGTTCCTTCACCTCGCGCTCCAGCCACCACATGTGGAACTTATCAAACGTGAGGCACTTGGACCGGATATTGATGATTTCTGATGCGACATCAGCGATGTCCTGTGCGACGGCCTTCCTGGCCTTTGCTTGGCGGACCAGCCGCGCGATCTCGGCCTGGCGGACCTCCTCGCGGCGGGCTGCACGGGCCTTCTTGGCGGCGTAGGCATCGGGGTCCACATACTTCTCTACGGCTGCGTCAAGTTGAGCTTCGGCATGCGCGTAGTTGTGCCGAGGCTTGGCAGCGAGGCGGGCAGAGCGGCGGGCAAGGGGCTGCATGCTCGCCCCTGAGCGGGCAAGGGGCTGCATGCTCGCCCCTGAGCGGGCAAGGGGCTGCATGCTCGCCCCTGAGCGGGCAAGGGGCTTGATGGCGTTCATTGCTGAGGGCTTGGGTGTGGCTTGTGGGCGGCTCTTAATGTAGGGATCAAGAGGGCTCTCAAATTTTTTTGACTGGCCACCCAGTGGGTCCACTGAGACTTACAGAGGACTCCGCACGAAGTCCACACTAACCGGCTGACCACTTACTGCATTCACAGTTCACACAAAAAAGAGGGATTCCACCTCTACCTGCTTGCTCGGTGATGGGCATGCAACCACCTGCTTGAGCGCTCTGTTCATAGGCGTCGCTCGTGATAGACTAATTCCATACTCCGCCAACGCGGACCCAGGGCCCTATCGCCTAGTGCTGGATATTTGCCTGCTGGCTCAGGCTAGGACCCCATCACCGGCCCTAAGAGCAGTTCCTGTGCTCTAACATGACCGTCTCGGCCCGTCCCATGAGGGACTTGGACCGGACGGTGGGGCTGTGCTGTCTCCACCGTGGATTCCTTGAGAAGAATCTACAGCAGCATAGTCCACGCGTGCCACCCAATGGCCACACGCGTCTAACGACTTTCTGTTCGAAGCCGGCCCACGGCTTCCTGTGCATCGCGCAAGCACAGTGCGGGTCCCATTTCCAGTGTATCTTCTGTCTCCATCTGCGCGGGTCTTGCACCAGACACCCTGGGCCAGTAGGCTGTAGGTGCGAAGGTTGCCGTGCAGGTGGTTCTTGAATCCTCACCGGAATATGTTGGTTCATCCAGTTAACACCCGCGATGTTGTGGAATACCAGTTCTAGACTGGTTTACATCATGGCGCCTGCCCACCACCCTCACTTACTATTAAGTGAGGGGCCACTCGCCAGGGTTGGAGAACGAACTCTGGCAAGGGGCAGCTTTTAGGGTGGTCGGTGGCCCCCGTTTCAAGTTTTTTTTGAACTTGATATACCTCCTATACGCGGCCACAGGGCCCCCCATTTCAAGTATAGAAAAAACTTGAAATAGGGAAAAATCACCCACTAAAGGGCAGCCACGAGGCCCCGTTGGGGGAGCGTAGTGGCTAGAGGCGAGGCAAGCCCACATTGAAGGCACCTGCGGGCGCTGGAGTGGTAAACTACCCGTCTCGACCCCCAGAGGGCTATATACGATTTGCAGCGTGCCGCAAGGTGCCTGTGGGTGCGGAACTCTCTGGGTCGGTGTGACTCGACACCTGGGTCCTAGCAGGGGCTACGCCGTGAGGTGTGGTTTACTGCAAGGCGGGCGTTGGATTGAAGTCTCACATAGCACTTCGCTCAGTATAAGTTCGGTTCCCTAAAGACATGTAGGGGATATGGGATTCCCTTCTGGGGGGTCCCTAGGCATTACCAGGTGCCACCGCGGGCTGTTCGGGCAATGGGGTGCGTGTAGCGTGGTCACAGCAGATGACCTGGGACGGATTGAAGGCGCCGGCTGGCATGAAGCGAGCTCGCGTTGGAGTGCCTTTCGCAGAAAACAACGGCACTGGCTGTGGATCGAACCGTCCACAGTTACGACACATTGGTTTACCGACACTTTCTCCCACCCCACGGCTGGCATTCCTACTGCCACCCCCATCGGAGACGCGCTCAGCGTCTTCAAGAGTCGCATCGAGACATTCAATCGTGCGACTGAGAGTGACATTGACAGCATCGACGCCTATTATGGCGGCGAGGGGTCATATCACTCTCGCGAGGTGAGCGACTACTGGTCCGAGACGGTCCAGTCGCTCCAGTATTACCTCTACCCGCACCTCTTGCGCGGCGCAGAGGTCCCATCTGACCTCTGGCGGGTCTACGAGGACTTCTACCTGGCCAACAAGGGCTTCCACCCGGTCGACCCCTACCTCGACGGCACACACACCTCCTTGGTTCGCTTCTATCGCCGCGAGACGGACGGGGGTGAGTGCCCTGGCGGCTGCGCAACGCCTCCTCGCACCGCGCCCTGCTCTGACGAGGCGCCCCTGGTGCGCCTCACGGCTATCATTGACGACGTGGCCGCAAAGTTGAGCGCACGGGCCGAATCAGCGCAGCCCCTCGAGCGCGCAGACTCGCCCCTAACGGACGAGGATATCGACGAGGCGCTCTACGCAGCCGAGGCCGCGTGGGACTACTAGATCCACGCGCTACCGGCCCACACAATCTCCAAAACACCGCGCAAACCCAAAACCCAAAACCCAAAACCCAAAACCCCAAAATTTTTAATGTGGCTAGTGGAACATCCAATCACATAACGGCGCTCCACACAAACTTTCCATTGCGGCTGCCCGCCCCCGCCACCCGCCCGAAAAAAATTGAAAGGACCGCGCTGGCTCTATGGAAGGTTGTCCACGGACACAAGCCTTCAAGCCCCCCCCCAAGCCCCTCCCTCTCAAGCCAACATGTCTTCCAAGCCCTCCATCAGCAAGTCCGCGTCAAAGAAGGCGAAGGCCGCCAAGGCAGCCGCCCGCCCTTTGAAGCGGATCGCCAATATCAAGCAGGCTGCCAATCAGCGCACCGCCGATGCCGCCCTCTCAGGTGACGTTGAGGGACTCCTCTTCGGCCGCGTGACCAAGCACCTCGGTAACGGCGAGGTGCGCGTTCTCTGCACGGACCTCCTCGAGCACCGCGCCATTATCCCTGGGCGTCTCTCAAACAAGCGCGCCACCCCAATCGCAGTCGACGACTTGGTGGGTCTAGGGCGTCGAGAGTTTGAGAGCCGTGCTGCCCACAGCGACTCCACGGATGATATCGCCAGTGGCGAGGTGTTCGATGTCTCGATTGTCTTCGACCGCCGCTCGGCCGCCCGTCTAGCCAAGCGCGGAACCGTTCCTGGGTGGATGATTACCAGTGAGACTGTTGAGGACATCGCAGCCAAAGCCGCGCGCAATGCGGCCTTTGGCGGTGCAGGCGATGACCTCGGCGACGGCTTCGAGTTCGACTACGAAGGCGCCGCGCTCGATGACGCCATTGGCTCTGACCTCGACGACAGCGACATCGACGATATCTGAGTGCCGCACACGCACCCTCCCAACAAACCACACATAAATATAAACATCCACCCAAACACACTCTAATAGAACTCCCTCCGAATTTTTAATGTATACTTCCAACGGCCACATGTAAATTTGAAACAAACTCTGCGATATTTTTATTAGCACCCTTCAAGCCATGGCAGACTGTTTCGCTGTAGAACCCGAAGACATCTTTCCCGAGCCCCCCAGTTACAGGTCAACCGCATCGGCGCCCGCTAAAATGGTGTCCGATGAACTTGATCTGGATATGCCGCTAATGCAGTTGAAGAAGAAGAAAAAGAAGATTGTCTTTGTCGACGAGCCAGATACAGAGGAGGTGGCAACCACCGCAACCACCGCAACCACCGCAACCACCGCAACCACCGCAACCACCGCAACCACCGCAATCGATCCAGTTGATGATGAATTTAACATTGACTTCTCAAAGAAAAAGAAGAAAAAGAAGGCCGATGTCGATGCCGATGCACTGCCGCAACCAATTCCAGAGAATGACGATGAAGGTGATAAAAAGAAAAAGAAAAAGAAGTCCACCCCTGCTCCCCTCCTAAATGAATATGATACGAACGACGGGCGTAACTGGGGTCCCTACAAGGAGCCCGACTTGGAAGAATTCACCTACGAGGAGATGCTTAAGCGCCTCTACGATAAACTCCACGAGTCCAATCCTGAACTCTGCGGGGACCGCGCCAAGGCCCGCATCAAGCCTCCAAAGGTGAGCCGCCTCGGCACTACGCGCTCCAGCTGGGAGAACTACACAATCTGCTGCAAGTCAATGAATCGTGGCACAGACCATGTGCAGTCATTCTTCCTCGCCGAACTAGATACCACGGGAGCCATTGACGGCGACGGGCACTTTGTCATGAAAGGACGCTACAACAACAAGCACATCGAGGGTATCATGGGCAAGTATATCGCCCAGTATGTCCAATGCCTAATTTGTAAGTCCCTTGACACCGAAATTACACGTGATTCGCTGACGCGCCTCAACTTCCTCTGTTGCAATCTCTGCAAGTCCCAGCGCTCAGTAGTGGCAATCAAGTCGGGCTACCACGCCACCACAAAGGCCGACCGCAAGGCTGCGCGCGAAGCTGAGTAACCCCCCAAATCCTTTCCCCGACTATATAACCTCTAAATGAAATCCTCAAACATTTTTAGTGCCATTTGAAGAAAATTTGAATCTACTGTCTGTCTGCTACAATAAGCGCCATCCCCCTCCTTCAAGCCATGTTTCGTGTCCGCGAAATCTCACACGACTCTCATGATGCCCACCAGACAGCCTCCTTCCTAGTCGAGTATGAAACAGCGGCCGAGTGCCGCGAGCACATCAAGGCCCGCTATATCGACTACTGCGCACTCCTTGCAAGCACCGGTTATTCATCTATCGTTACATGTGCAATCGGCATCTACCCTGTGGTAACTCCTGGTCAACTCGCAGCATCTCTAAATGAAATCCAAGACTACCTCTATGAGGCCCCCGCTGGTGTCACGGTGACAATTTCAACACCGACATTGTGCGGATACCGTGCAGCCGCTACTCTGGAAATCTTCAACCTAGTCGGTCGGTATGGTCCACGTGAAGACGATAATTATCCAGAAATCGCTGATGAAGACGTCCAGGACCCGATGTGCCCATGCAAAAATCCTGTATGTGATGGCGGATGTGGAACAATGCCTTGTGGTGTATGTATTGACGTGTGCCGCTGTGGTGTGTGGATTCCTTACAGAGGCGAGTAACCGACTACAAATTTGTCGTAGCCGCCCAATTAGTCGCAGCCGCCCAATTAGTCGCAAACGACAAATTTGTCGTAATCAATGAGCGCGACCCGCCCATCGGTCTGTAAATATAGTTCAAAATCATTCGGTGTTATATTGTATCGCCCAAGTTCTTCGTAAAAGTGTGCCAGTTCCTTCACGAGTGCCGGCATGGCAGCTACCTCCGCCCCCACAATCATGGTGCTGTCATCAATACGCTCCATTTTATATGAATTCCTCAAACACCCGACTGGACGCGGGGTATATAATATTTTATATTCACCGTGCACCAACAATGAATACACGTGGCAGTGCATCTTGTATTGCTCGCGAATTCCGAGATTTCCACGCACACCGCGCTTGGCGACTTTAACTACCTCGTCCTGGCCGTATGCGAACACTTTACCTGAAGAACCCTCGTTAATCATCATGTTGTATGGCTTATTGCTGCCCACGTCCAGTCCGCCCGTCTTTTTTTCAAATTTGAAATGTCGCGCCCTGCCCTACCTCTAATTGCCGTCAAAGCATACAAGCCAATGGAAATCCAAGCCATGCCAGCACTTACCCATCAGCAAGCCGCTGACCCCCCCGCCACCATTGCCCCAGAGTTTACAGCGATTCTGGAGGTATATCCAGATTATTTGCAACATACCAGTCTTGCAGATGATCCAACTATTATTCCGTCTTACAACCGCTTTCCTTTACCGGATAAATTTCCACTGGGTAAATCATGGTTGGACTATCCGCTTGCCGATTCCACATCTAATAACCTCTTCATGACTGCAGTCAGTTGGCTGAGGCGCCCATCTGCGACGGCAGCCCCACTCCTAGTCACCCTGATTGATTCCTGGCCAGATTCACTTAGGGTTGGTGACGTTGTTCTACTCGGCAAGTTCCGCTGGGTTCTTGGCGTGCTCTCATATATGAAGCGGGTCAATATCGATTCCATCGACCCCATTGAGCGTGCCATTTGGCGGCGGGCCGCTCAGCGAATCCACACAGAAATTCGATGCTTTGCGGCGAGTGCCATCTGGATGGACCAGGACGATCCGCGTTCCCCTCTAAATATGGAGACGGGCCTCGAGGTATACTCCTATATTGTGACCATTCGCACGATGGCACTTGACATATTCCGTGCACTCTATCTGAAAAAATTGACAGAGGATGGTGGTGAGTATACGCGCTGACCAAGCCATGTCTCAGATGCAGCCGCAGCCCACTTTATCCAACGGAGATTTACTTCGAGTTGCAGTAGAAGAAGACCAGGCCGGCTTCCGCCGCGCCTACACCCTAAATGCAGCCGGCAAACGCCACGGTGTGTGCTATGAATGGGACTTATATGACCGCCTGTTTAGCATTTCACATTGGGAAGATGGCGCACAAATTCTATACACTCAAATTAAATAACCTGCCCCTAATGTAGAAATTCGCTTCTAAAAATTTGAAATTTTTTCTCGGCAGCGCAAGAAGGTGCCACTGTCCATCCAAGCCATGCAGTCTACAAGCCAAACCACCCAAGCCCTATACTACATCCTTAAGAATCCTTTCAAGACTGCGTCCATTGAGCGTGTGCTCTCCATGATGGGCACAATTCCCTATTTCTACGACCGGTCGACCCTCCTTGGTGGTTATACGCAGTATCTGACCCCTCTCCGCACACACCAGGATGTAGAAGAGAAACGGGAGCGCCGCTTCAGTGGCTGGGTATACGCGGCGGAGCCAGGTGATGAAGTATTTGACATCGAGCCACCGGTCGATGCACTGCAGTCCCCGCGCGGCTGGCTCGTAGGTCGCGTGGATATGACCGGTTGCTGCGGATTTGGTCCAGGATGTGAGGCATTTAGTGCAGACGAGGGTGAGACCTGGGCTGCCACCTGGGCTGCCTGTAAGCGCAATCTCCGCCAAAGTCTCGACCATCTGGCAGAAAATCTTTACGACGAGTATCATCCCCTCACATTCCCCGAGAATCCCACAGGAGATTTCTATATCGTCGACTCTGCTCCTAATCCGACTAGCGGTGGCGGCGACGGTGGCAGGATGCGGCGCGAACTCGACCGAACCCTCGAAGAAGTCCGTGCAGCAGTCGGCAGTGGCGTCTCTGTAGAACACCCAGAGTATGCCTATCATGCCACATATATTCCACAGCCGACACACTATTCGCTCTCCAACCTTCTGATTGACCTCTGGCATCTCCGCAAAGAGCACTACGGAACAGACGCCGATAAACACGACATCTCGGTCATCACCCGCGATAATGACGAGTTCGCCCTTACTCGTCACAGCGCACCATCTTATTGGAAGTGTGACTCTTATACCGACCACATCCCAGCCCCGAACGGCTGGATTGTAATGGACGGACCCCCCGATGCGAATCGTGCATTTATCGAGAAAATCTACCCGTATGTGATTGAGAATGAGCGCTACAGTCCGCCGGCAATTACACCGGCCGCATTTGCGCCCCACGTGAAGAATACGGCGTATAGTTCACGGATTGCATATTATCCCATCAACACCGAGTTCTACCACGAGCCTATTTAAATGCGGCAGACTGGGTCTTATAAAATCCTCCAAAAATTAGAATGAACAATCCGTCGCAGCTTTCATCTTTGACTGTTAAACAACTCAAAGATAAACTCACTTTTTTGCGCAATCAGGTGAAGAACCTTGCGGGAAATAATCCATCAGCACCAGATGTGCGTCGCGAACACTCACGCACCCTAAATGCAGTTATAGACGAGATAGAACTATATGAGGCTGAACTCACCAGGCGCCCCCACGCTTAGATATTGTCAATATCGGCGTCCGTGATGACTTTGGCAGTTCTCTGGGCATTCCTCTTAATTGTCTGGATCTTGTGGCGAGCCGCATAGTCGGGCGTGGAACCGGCAGCACCGTTGCCATCAACACCCTCCTCATCATCTTCGTCGTCACTGCCATCCTCATCGTCGTCACCACCCCGATCGAATTCGAATCCGACATCCCCGAACATCTCATTAACGACTTCACTATTGTTACGTGCAGCCGTTTGTGTATTACTACCCTCATCGTCGCCGTCGTCACCTCCTTCACCATCGACCCGCTCAGCAGCCGCCATCATTGCCCGAATCTTCAGCCCGTGGCTAGAATTATCGTTAAACTCGACCTTCTCAAGTTCACACATGAGTTTCTTATTAAATGCAGGGTCCTTCTTCAGTTTCCCGTAATGATGTGGGTCGACCTTCGACAACACATCGCCCTTCTCCAGTCCCTCCGCTGCACTCAAACTGCTCTCAAATTCACGTGAACTCACAATCACAATATCCCCTGCCTCAATCCACACGCGCTTCCTAATTGCACCTCTGATGTGGCAAATACGACGCTCGTCGTCATTACAGTATACAATAACACGGCAATTCCCGAGAATCTTTAGCACACGCGCATACATCTGCCCGGTCTCGCATTCCGTAAAATCTGGCACATTGTCTTGATGCTTGCCTTTTTTATACGCTTTACCGCCTTTCTTATTGACCATTTATTTACACTAACTACGTGGGCTGCATTTAGGCAGGGTGGTGGTAGTCGCTAGGCGAGTGGATTGAACATCGCTGCCCATGTTTCGGGGTCGGCGACGTTTGGCCCACTAAATGCTGGCGCAAACATGTTTGAAAGGGGTGCATATCCTTCTACAGGAAATGCTGTATAGACATTTGGTCTCCGTTGAGCCTTTGGTTCGGGCACGGACCGAGCGTCTGACTCAGACTCGGGTTCTGATATGTAACCAGGCGAACTCTGATAAATATCTGCAGGAAGTATCATAGACGTTGTCATATCAACGGAAGATGTGTCCACTGCATCGGCGATAGCAGGCGCATCGTGCAACTCCCTAATTATAGTTGCTGTTTCTGCTGTTGTGGTGGCGGTGGTCGCCACCGCGATTTCCCGCAATCTCCTAATTGCAGCCTCAGGGTCCTTAAAATGCACACACATACTCTCCATAATTTCAGCCGGTGTAAACTGCTCATTAATCGCATCGGGAATATCATCCAGCACATATGCCGCATCATAAAAGTGGTTCAGCATGTCTAGCACAAATTCCCGCGACGCCCGCTTGAATTCGATGCGCACATCAATGCGTCCAGGGCGCACCAGTGCCTTATCAATCTTATCAGGATAGTTACTCGTAATTATCAGGATTCGCCCAGGAGTTTCCAGCACACCGTCGAGGAGGTTCAGTAAGAAACTGAGTGTGACCTCGTCACCGCTGGCGCCAGCGCCAGCACCAGCACCACGCGCCTCTGCACCACGATCCAGCACAACATCCGTCAGACAATCAATGTCTTCAATTACATAAATGCGTTTATTCAACGGAATCTTATATGATACCTGGCCCTGATCCGTGATGGTCGTCACCGTGTCATTATAGAACAGGTTCGTCAACTGCTTACAGGTTGTGTATGGGCGCAGCGACAAATTAAAAATATGCCGCCCAGTATCCTTCGCAATCGCCTTAATGGTCGATGTTTTGCCAGCCCCAGGAATGCCATGCATCATAATACCGAGAGTGTGTGGAATGCCGCGCTCAATATACCACTCGGGGCGGTTCACAAATAGGTCGATGCGTTCCCGCAGTTCATCCACGTGATTTCCGTAAATGTTCGAGAAACTTTTGGCTGTATTGAACTCATTCATTGTAAACAACAATGTTTTACTAGCCCCTTCAAGGCGGTATTTGAAACTGCTGGGGGCAGCCTTGTGTTCTTTCGAACCTAATGGAAACATGGGCTCGCGCGGGGGCTCGATGGGGACTTCATTAAAGTAGAATATTTTGGATCCGAGTTTATTGTTGCGCTCGTATAAATATTCGGCGTATACATCGTCTATCCAGCGCCTAATATCAGGAACCTTCATCACAGAACTATACAGCATAATTTCAACCATCGACTCCTGGTCGGCTGCGGCAGTGTCCCCTGATTGCTTTATTTTGGCCTTGAGGAGTGGTGTAATTTGAAGTTCCTCAACTGCATTTAGGACGTAGCGGGTTTCGATTCGAATGTGACTGGCGGCCTCCAGACTACAAATGTAGTTGAGGACGGCGTCCACTTTTTCTACGAGAGGCGACTCCTGTTGTCGACCGAGAGTGCTCTTTCCGTCGACTGGGGCAGTGAATTTGCGCACCAGGGTCACCGAAAAAATGGGCTCTTGCTTTGCCGCCGATTCTTTAAGGGTGTCTTTCAGAAGGGGTGTAGACTTGGCGGCAGCGGCGAACAGGCGTTTAGCAGCGGCGTCTTTGATAAACTTTACGACTTCTGGTGCGTGTTTGAACGCATATTCCACAAGACTCATTACCATCATGCTGTAAATGAGCATCCAGATTTCCTCGAACCCCTTCTTTGCGCCGCTGGCACCGCCTCCAGGCTGTGATGACCGCATCATTAGCATAGCCATCACTTGGGCTTTTAGGGGTCCGAGATCCATACTAATTGGGTTGCTGAGGAGGAACTTTAGGCATAGGGACGGACTGCATTCCGCGAATGGTGCGCAAAGGAGTCCCATGGAATCTGCACCAATAAGTGCATGCTATAATTGTAAAGTTTCTCATGGGGTCCGCATGCAATTCGGTCGATAAATTTGCGTGGGCGCTCTGATATACATATATTGTAATTGTTTGGTATATGGTTAGTATTTTCACGTATTTTATATAATATTGATGCTGTTAGGGCCTTGGATGATGCGCATATATCTTCATTTATAGGGACGGATATTTTTATCGAAAGTATGGTGTATTCTGAATGTTTATTGTGCATAATAAAGCTATGTCTTTCTGACACGACCTTTTTCTTGTATTGTTCAAATGCTGTTTCGATGGCTTCTTTCATGGGTGGTCATAAAAAAGGGAGGCAGCGCGTCATATTCAAATTTGCCCTTCATCTTTACCGGTCGCCTTGTAGTCACGAGCATATGTGTCGGCTGACATAGCAGTTGGGACCCCATCGATTGTCTTTATAACGATCGTGGGGTCATGTTCACTGTGGGGAATTCCGTCGCGCCCGATGATGCTGCTATACATTCCTCCACGCTGCATGCGGCTGCGGTGAGCGGAGCGGGACCTGCGGTGAGCGGAGCGGGACCTGTGGTGAGCGGAGCGGGACCTGTGGTGAGCGGAGCGGGACCTGCGGTGAGCGGAGCGGGACCTGTGGCCACGACCACGACGAGTTCTCATGCGCATTCTAATTGCAGTTAAGAGAATAACCGCGCGGCTCCCAGTCTTCGGGTATATAATTTACCCGTATACCGGCACTGGTAGCCCAGTCGGCCATGCGCTTCTTGTTTTCCTCCAGTTTTGCCGCAGGCTGTATACCGCGGGCACGCAAGAAGGCAGCGAGGACATCCGTGTTTTCGAGCACGTCAAGTGTGGGAAGCCCCGGGCGCAGTTTGAGCGCAGCCTTCAGAGGCCCGCTGACCGATTGCGTTTGGTCCGGCTCTGTTTCCCGATGCCCATGGTATACGGTCAATTCAGGGGCATTTGGGCATAATTCCATTAGATGGCCGTAATCGGAACATTGATAACAGTAATGAACTGCGTCAAAATTTGGCTTGTAGGTGGTGCGCGTGGATTTGTTTGTAGGCATATGGGGAGATGCCCCGAGTCTAAGGTCTCCGCCCGATTCAACTTTTTTCGCACCAAAAAGTAGAAATGGCAACTCGTAAGGTCAACCGCAAGTCCCGCAAGGCATCTCGTAAGAACAACGTCACCGTCGGTGGCAAGCGCAAGCTCTCCCCTGCTCTCCGCGCGTGGAACAAGAAGGTCATGGAGGTTTACCGTGAGCTCAAGCGGAAGAACCCCGCCACCAAGCTCCGTGACGCCATGAAGGAGGCCAAGAAGCGCAAGTAAACGCGCACATATAATCCAATAAATACAATATGCTATTGCAACAATGCAATTGCACATTGTAGGCGCTGCTCTTCCGCCGCCCTAAATTTCCAACGGGACAATTGCGTCCAGATTGAATCTGTAATCAGGATATACACGCAAGTATAATTGCAGTCCCTGTGTATATTTTTGCTTGTCTTCTGTCGTCGGAAAGCGGAAATATGAGACTTCTGCGTTAGGATCCGCTGAACGCAGAGCCTGAATATTGAAGTTGTATTGACCGACATACTGAAAATACATCCACGCTTCTCTGTAGTTTACAAGTTGCGACGGCCGCAATGGTGCAAATACGGACGCTCTAAATGGCAGCAGCAAATCTGACACGCCCATAATCTACATATGTGCAGTGGTTTTAAGGCGCTCCCATATATGTCCTTTAATGAGTGATGCTGCTGCTGCTGCAACCGCCACACAGGCCCTTCCTGGATATAACAGGACGGCTCCCGATCCAGACATGCTCGCCCCCGCCACTTGCACACACACCCTGCCGCCTCCCATCGAACGCCGTGTCGTCCTAATTGCAACCGCCACAATTGATAAGGGCGCGATCTTTACCAATGGTCTTTATCAAAACGTATATATCATATACAGACTCTGTGAAGCACTCGGCTTACTTCCGTTTTTCCTCTTCAATAAAACAACGGACAATCCCGAGCCGTTCCTACAAGACTGCCGCATCTTGACCGTCGAAGGCCTGCTGAAAAATCCCATTCCTGTTCACGTATATATTGAAATCGGCATGTCCATTGACCAGTCATTTAGGAAGTTCTTGAAGGCGTTGGGTGCAAAAATGGTGAAGTTATACCTTGGGAATATATTGAATATTGATATTGAGACCATCCAGTTTTATCCTGCCATGAATTTTAGCCATCATGTCGTTGGCGAAATGGATGAAATCTGGGTGAGCCCCCATTATGAAATGCACCGCGAGTATGCGGGGATTCTCAATCAGGTGTGCGACCCTGCCGCCGCCAAAATTGCGCCATATGTGTGGGACCCATGCTTTATCAGCGAACATGGGGCGCGCCTCCCGAAGTGGCAGCCGATCAACCATGAAACAATCGTTATCATGGAGCCCAATATTAGTTTCCAGAAAAGTGCTGTCGTGCCACTGCTTGCACTCGAGGCCCGAAAGCGTATAGATCCTTCCTGGAATCCGCGCATTATACTCATAAATGGGGAGCGCCTCAAAATGACGGCACATTTTTCCGAAAATCTGCTACCGCAACTTTCCATACACTCTAATTGCGAATTTAGGGGGCGTAATCGCATTGTTGATATATTGACTGAGGCCCCAGGGGCAACATTTATATGCCATCAGGTGAATAACGAATATAACTATATGATTATGGAACTACTGTATTGTGGATTTCCTGTGGTCCATAATGGAGAGCGGTGGCGTGACTTTGGCTACTATTACGCGGAATCGGATGCGGCTGCATTGTTGGCTGCGTATGATAAAACACGCGACCATGCAACCGATGTGGCAGTCTATAAGAGTCGTGCGCACACACTTTTCTGGAGACACAGTATCCACAATCCGGCCGTGCAGACCGCGTGGGCTGAACTTTTAGGGGGTGCAACCCAACCGCGTGCAAACATCTAAGAGGGCGCGCCGACCTATATGTAAATACACATGGCTCAGCAGCAGCAGCAGCAGCCGCAGCAGCCGCAGAAGAAAATAGCAATCGCTGCCTTTATCGGCGGTTCCTATTTTGGAGGAAGTCAGCCAGTCGCCGCTCTCAGTCTAGCGGAGGCTCTTGCCGACCTCGGACACGACATCACCTTACTACATGTAGGAGAGGCAGCCGACGCTCCTCTTACAAAGGATCCCTGGTTCGACGACCTCGATCGCAGCCGCGCCTCCTGGCCCGTCCTTGGTATTCATACCGCATGTCGTCGCGCTCTTCACTACGATCTCCTAATTGACCTAGTGGGAGTTATCGGTCGACCCATGCAGACGGCCCTCGCAGCCTGTAGCGTTTTTTTCGCACGCTCATATGGAGTTTTGGCGGAAATTGACCATTGCATTTATCCGTTACATGCTCTCCGCCGAACCGTCCACACATACGATGAGATTTGGCTATGGGACACGGCGGACCAGAGTGATGTGGCGGCGTGGGCGGTCATTGGGGGTGGAAAGCCGGTGCGCCGCATCCCATTCTTCTGGAGCCCTGCACCTCTAATTGCATATATGGAGGGGCGCCCTGTGCAGCCGGCGGAGGCACCGGCAGACGACACTAAATGGACTGTGCGTATATGTGAAACGAATACACGGAACAGCAGTTCGGCGATTCTTCCGCTCACTATTTTGGGCGAATGCGGACGCCAGTCGGCATTGGCAATTAGGGATGTGTGGGTGCATAATAGCGACCACATCAAAGACAACGTTTTTTTTAAGCAGAATGTGTTTGCACATGTGCAGATTCCTGGAGTTGCGTATAATTTCGTGGGACGCCAGCGGATTTGTGATATGGCAGCACTGCCTCGGCAAGTTATCCTCTCACATGCGCGCTTTGTCGGTGGCAAATATGCGCTTCTGGATGCCGCCTGGTGCGGGATTCCTGTTGTCCATAATGGCGAATGGCTGCGTCGACTTGGGGGCCCGTATGCTGCTCTCTATTACGCCGACAATTCAATTGCAGGGGCGGTGGATGCAATTAAGGGTATGCCTGAGCTTGCTGCGCAAATTACTGCGCAGATTGCCAATATTCGGGGCAACCTTCTAAAAGAATTCGGCCTGCAACGGCTGGGAGTCCGTAAAGAATTGGAGGCGGCTGTTGAGGGGGTCCAGAGGCGGGCGGTGGTATACTTTACTAAAGACACTTTAGCAGTGACGGAAGTCGACAAAGAACAAAAGACTTTTGGGGCAGAGACTTTGCTGCCTACCCCAGGAAACACTTTAGTAAAGTGTGCCGACATCCCGCCTGTCTTTAAAGAAAGTGCAGCCGTCACCCTAAAAGTATGTTTTGCCTTCATGTGGGATTCTTTCCAACCCGACTATAATTTCTTTACACTTCTCCTTACGGACCGCCTGAAAGAATTGGGGGATCCGCGCACAGTTATGGGGGCTGATGTGGTGCACTTTGATAATACAGGTGAGCGACCTGACCTAGTAATCTTTGGCCCCTTCGCGAAACCAGGTGACACGGAGCCGTTCCCAGGAGTCCCTAAAGTATTCCACACGGCCGAGCACATCCCACTTCCACAGCAATTTGGAAGCAGCACCTATCTGCAATTAGGGTTCACGCGACCTATCGCCGATGCACCTGAAGTCGCCCGCCTACCCCTTTGGATGATGTCGATCAACTGGTGGGGCGCGGACAATGAGCGCCTGGTGAATCCGAAACTGATTCCGCTGGCCCGTTGCACGGAGCCGGTGCCGGCCGAGGAGCGCACCGAGCGTCACCGCAAATTCTGTGCGTTCATTGTGACAAATCCCATGAATCCTGTGCGCAACTCCGCATTCCACACCCTAAATGCATATAAACCGGTCGATTCTGCGGGGCGACTCTTCAATAACGTCGGCCCTGGGCTGTTTGCGGGTCTTGGTGGGGGTGGCGGGGAGTTGCGTAAGCACGAATATCTGAAGGATTACCGGTTTTGCTTGGCGTATGAAAACCAGCGTGCACCCGGTTATATTACAGAGAAACTCCTGCATGCAAAGGCGGCAGGCTGTGTGCCGATTTACTGGGGAGCCGAGGATGTCGGCGACGATTTTGATGTAGGTTCTTTCATTAATGCGAACGGACTCGAGGGCGATGCTCTAGTTGCTGCAGTTAGGGAGACGGAGGGGCACTGGGACGAGTATGCTGCTCGACCGCTTTTGCGAGCGGACCAGGTGGAAGGCGCACGTGACGTGATGCGGAATGTGGCGGACCGTATATTGGCTGGAATTCAGCCGGTCCCCAATCCACCTAAAAGCATTATCACAGAGAAGTCTATAGAAACACCGATGGCATCCGTTTCAGAAAAGCCGGAATTTAATAGTAAAACACGCGTATGTTTTGCTACATATGCGTCCAGTAAATTCATGGAGTCCCTTATGCGATGGCTGTCAGGAATTCACCGTCAGGCGGCGGCATTTGATGCGGCTGTTGTGCGCATATACTTGGCGGCTGATATTGGGGTCGACGAGTATACTGAAATTCAGCAGATGGTTGCGCGCCTTGGTCTAACTGCGAAACTCTGTAGAGTCCCCGCGGAGGCACCGGCAAACTTCCCTGATTTCTGGGAGCCGCAGCATTATGGGTGGAAAACCTGGGTCTGGCGGGATCTTGTAAATAGTGCTGACCTACCCGCCGGCACTATCGTTTTCTACAGCGATGCGGGTGCATTTATGGTGCGCCTGCCTGTTGACGCGGCTGTGCAGGCCTCTGCCACTGGTGTGGTAGTGTATGAGGACCACTCGCAACTCAACAAGTATTGGTGTTCGGCCCCATTCTGTGCAGCCCTTAAAGTCAGTGAGGCGGAGTTGGCGCTTCCCCAGGCATTTGCCGGCGCGATTACATTTGTCGCCGGTTCACCTACAGCGACGACCCTATTTGAAGGTATTTGGAAGGCAGCACAGGAGCGTGCCGTGCTCGCCGGTCCAAAGTGGGAGGGTGTGCACGCAAACGGGCAGCCCTATGGCCATCGCCACGACCAGTCTATCTTGAGCATTTACGCCCGCCGCATCGGTGCACCTTGGCGTGACCTGGCACTCGACTACTGCCACGAGAGCCTGCGGCGAACCTTCATGACGGGCTGCTGCTATTATTTCCACCGCGGCGACTTCAAACAGAATGTTAATTTCACACCCCTAATTGCCGATGCGTATGTGATTAATCTGCCTCGTCGCACGGACCGTCTAGAGAAATTCCGTGCAAACCATCCGAAGATTGCTGGGCGGGTCCGCACATGGAAGGCGGTTGATGGACGGGCGCTGTCGCTTACACCGCATATTGCGCGCATGTTTGCCCCAAACGATTTCTTCTGGAAAAAGGCTGTTATGGGTTGTGCGCTCTCTCATTTAGGTGTGTGGTCGCAGTTGGCACGGGAGCCTGGTGATGGTTCGCTGGCATATTTGGTGCTGGAGGATGATGTGCGACTGGCGGCGGATACGGAAGTAAAGTTGCTGGTAAATATGCCGAAGGCGCCGGCAGATTGGGATGTGCTCTATTTGGGTGGTGTGCTGCCTCCGAATAAGCCGGCTGTGGAGCATGTGCGGGAGCGAGTGGCGGCGGGAAGCCCGTGGTGCCGCGTGAAGCCGAACCAGGTGTTTGGTCAGCGGGAGCCGAATGCGTATTTCCATTTTTGTGCATATGCCTATGTGCTTTCTCAGCGGGGCGCGCGGAAACTCATGGACCTCATTGAACGTCGCGGGGGGTATTACACAAGTGCCGACCATATGATGTGCAATCAGGTGGAGGGAAATACGGAGGCGGGCAAGGAATTTAATCTATATTTCCTCGACCCTATGCCGGCTGGGTGCATTCAGGAGGATGACCCACGCTATGGGGCGTCTAATTTCAATGATTTTTCGCGGGTGGATAATTTCGACAGCGATTTGTGGACAAACGATGAGCGGTTTACGGTGGCTGAAGTGGAGGCTGCACTGGCCGCGGGCGCACCACTGGATGTGCCGATGACTGTGCTTGAGAGCCGCGGGGAGGCTGTTGTGGTGGCGGCTCCCGCGGCTCCTGTGGCGGCTCCTGTTGCAGTCCCAGCTGCTGTCCCAGCAACCGTAACACCTTTCTATGCAATGGCCGCCAACTTCAAGTCTATGGAACTTGACTGGCTCGCCGAACTGTTTGGTCAACCCATTAACACCGCCGATATTCATACCCTCACCGTCGGCAAGCCAATCCCCCATACTCCTATTTGCATTGTCCAGAAACCCCACATTGACTTCTGGCAATCTCTCTTCACGGTCTGGTCGGCGCTCGGTCAACCGTTCTACGCAATTCATATCAGCGATGAATATGCCGCCCAGCCTGACTCAATCGCCTGGTATTCACTCCCCAATTGCAAGGGCGTCATTCGCAATTATCCACGCACAGATATACCGGCCGGTGCGACTACAAAGGTCATAACTGTCCCCCTGGGGTATGCCACGGGGCGCGCAAAGACTGCGGCCGCAGCCGCGCAATCGTCTGCTCGCACATATGCCTGGAGTTTCGAGGGAACTGCGTGGGCTGACCGCGAGGCTAACCTGTCACACCTGAAAGCACTTGGGCTTTCTTGCCGCCTGACATTTAGAGATGACTGGGCCGGTTCAGATGCATATGATTCAGCGGCATATTGTGCACTCCTGGATTCTACGAAAATCGTGCCAGTGCCGGCCGGGAATAATGTAGAGACATTCCGTATGTGGGAGGCAATTGAGCATGGCTGCATTCCTCTATATGTGCGCACACCAGGCGATGATGCATACTGGGCATTCATTTCAGAGCGACTCCCTATATTTGCCGCAACTTCATGGGAACTCGCCGCGAATTCTGCGAAAATGCTGTTAGGAAATGATGCGGTGCTGGATATGTATCGCACGGACTTGCTCGCAAAATGGCGTGCCTGGAAGAGTGAACTCCAGACTGCCGTGCGTGCATGGATTGCCTAAACACTGACCGTATATAATTCTTCAAAGATGTCTGACTTGGAGTCATATTTGAAGAATCTGGAGGCTCTTCTTGGAGGCGGGGCAGCGGCACCGGCACCAGCACCTGCTCCCGCGGCCACCACAGCACCTGCCACACAACCCCTAACTGCAGTCCCCGCCTCAGCAACAAATGATAAGATCCGTTTTATGCTCGTCAGCACCCACATTCAGCAGGTCACAGGATATGCCAAGGTCTCATACGGGCTTCTCAAGCAACTCGCCGTCCAGCCCAACATTGAGACCATCCACTTCGGTTTCCAGAAGTTCCAGGGCGCTCAGCCAGTTGCGCGCACATATCCCGCTGGCATCACAGAAATTGACGCGGCCTCCTATGAGGATCCCAAGCAGCCCCAACTCGGGTTCGCATTTAGTGAGTTGCCAAATCAAATTGCGCGCCACAAGCCACATGTTGTGATGATTTACAATGATATGAATGTGGTAAATGGTTTTATTGAGGCCATTAAGAAGTCCGGTGTTGAGCGTAATTTCCAACTTTGGATCTACGTTGACCAGGTGTATACAGTGCAGGCGGCCCAGTTCATCGATGTGCTGAATCGTGAGGCCGACCGCGTCTTCGCATTTACCCGATACTGGCGCGATGTGCTGAAGAGTCAGGGCGTGCATCGGCCGATTGATGTGATTCATCATGGATTCGACACGGATATTTTCCGCAAAATCCCAAAGGAGGAGGCGCGGCGTCTAATTGGACTTCCACCAGAGATGTTTCTCATTACCAGTTTCAACCGCAATCAGCCGCGTAAGCGTCTCGACATCATGATCATCGCATTTGTCGAACTCCTTGTCAAATATCCGACGAAGCCGATTGCCATGCTCTGTGTATGCGATAAGGGTGAGAAGGGTGGCTGGCCGCTCTTCGAGATTTTTGTGCGTGAACTGAAGGCGCGTGGTGTGAAGCCCGAGGTGTTCGGCAACCGTCTAATTGTGACCACAAAGGATATGTCCTATAAAGACGAGGACATCAATGTGATGTATTGTGCGGGTGATGTGGGGATTGCGACGGCGGAAGGCGAGGGCTGGGGTCTCTGCACGTTCGAGCAGATGGGTCTCGGTGTGCCACAGGTGGCACCTGATGTGGGTGGCTATAAGGAATTCTGTAAGGAAGAATGCTCGGTGTTGGTGAAGCCGAAGTGGCGTTACTATCAGACCATGACGCAGTGCCCTGTGGGTGGCGAGGCGTGGGTGTGCGACCCCCATGATGTGTGCTTGGCTCTCGAGAAGTATGTGCTGGACTCGGATATGCGTCGCCGCCACGGTGAGGCTGCTACTCAGGTAATTGCGAAGTATACCTGGGCGGATGCAGTTAGGACTCTGGTGCGGCGTCTCGAGCAGGCGCGCGAGGATTTGGCGGATGTGTAGAGGGGTCGCGGAGCGGCGCTGCTGTTAAATATATAATTACTTATTGACTTGCGAAGTCTACGTGTAATTATTTAGGAGACGGGTCTGTGGCGGGGCATCTCTTAAACCACGCCTTGCCGCCTGCCGTCCCCCGCGCCTCCCGCACTAGATCAGCATCGGGTCCGTAGTGGGTCTTCCCACAGAGCAAGAAGGAGTGCACACGGGCATATCCCCATTGTTCGGGCGTGGCCCCAGGGCGATGACCAGTGCGCCAGGCAGCGCGCCCACGATTATAGGAGGCCCGCAAGATTCGCTCGGGAACTCCAGTGGCTGCCGCCTTTTCGGCGAGTCCTCGCGCCGCGGGAAACAGCTTCCTAAATGCAGCCGTGTAGGATGATGTGCGGGTTTTAATGCCGACATCGGTCTTAAATCCCACATATGCACGGGGATCGCGCCAGTTCATCCGACCATACTTTAGGATTTCTTTACGACGAGTCGTCGCTGCCTTCTTTGTCAGCCCGCGGTAATACTTTGGGGGCCAGCTGGGATTGTCTTTCTTTAACGTTCGCCGGTGCGGCATCTACTTTAGAGGGTATGAAAAATATACAGGCAGCCAAGCATTTATCTAAAAATCTATCACCAGGCGTCGATGTGCATGCTAATTGTGAAAGTGGAGGCGTATGTGTAATTGGCTTCATGCCTGCTTTTATATCATCCACATTAATTGCAATATTGCCATGCAAAAAGTCTATAGTGCGCGTTATATCATTTGGTTCACATTGCCGTGATGATGACACCACACTTTCCCAGTCATCACCTTCCAAATATTTATATGAAAGATGGTGCGGTAATTTGCGGGGAATAAAGAATACGCATATGCATGCTTCGCTTGACCATTTGCGGCCATTTCGATGTCCCCATTGAAGCGCAGTGGATAAGCGGTCTGTCAAATAAAAGCATGGGGTTTCTTTGAAATCCAGACATTGGCGCCCAGCGTAATGAGAAATACATTTTATAATAGACTTTGTGGATTTCCAATTTGTTGTGTGATAATATGGTATATGTGTTTCCATACGACCTCCATATTTGGCAGTTAGGAGTGTGTGGAGTTGTTGGGTGGACCGATATGTGCATGGAATGTGTGTATTATACACTTCTATTTGCTTATACTGAATCCATGTGTCCAGAACGGTGGCCGGCACAGGAAGTGCGGCGAGACCGATGGGCTTGTATTGACCCGCCATATATTCGGCGGCAATTGCATTCAATTGCTCGGCCGTATAGGAGGTCCCGCGAAGAGGCCGCAGCATACGCATGAGGTCTCGCGCGACTGCCGGCTGAATGCCCGCGGCAACAAACGATTCGGCATCATTCATAAGTGCAAGTGCGAGACCTTCAAAAGCATGCGTTGGATGTATGTCCATTAAAGAATAGCGCTCCGACTTGTAAATATTGTCAAGGCCGGTGACATGTCTTTCTATTGCAGCACGGTCCCAGCCGTTCTTTACAAAGGCAGCGATGGTGTCGTCTTTATACTTTCGGCCGGCAGCTGACGGAACTTTGCCACCACCTTTAGGCGGGGTTGATTGGAATTCTTTAAGTCTGATCAATAAGTATGTAAAGTATTCTGCATTGGTTTTATTATACATTTCTATTAGGTTGTGCGCGTTAAACTTTATGCGTATACTTTAGAATGAGCGGGTGCGGAGTAACAGCAACACTTTACGGAAACAAAGTCGCGGGGGCCGTCGAGGAACTTTACTCGCGGGGTCCCGAAGCGGCAAAGGATACTTTACCTACTTTAGCGGGTGGCGGCTGCAACAAGCAGGCAGGTGGCTGCGGGTGTCTATTAGGGTCTGCCCCCCAGGCCAAGCGCAAGACTCGCAAGATGCGCGGAGGTTATCCAGGATGTTCTGGGCAGCCCACAATGCTCCGGGCCTTGGGCATTATGGCTGGAGGTAAGCGGCGGACGCGCCAAACTGCAGGTGCCTGTGGAGCCTGTGCCGGCCTCCCGCGATTCCTGCGGGGTGGCTGCATGCCCGCC